TATTTATTAAAAAATACACAAGAAGCAAATCTATATAATTTGTGTGACGTCGTTGCAGCCGCTGTAGACGCAGGATATGAATACACTGCTATTGACAATGCGCTAAAAGAAGCTTACGTACAGACAAGGGCTGCTTATAACCTAATAAAGACAGATGAAACACACGACGTTACCCCGCTCACAACTACAGGACATCTTAAAAAATTGGGATTGGATGCAAACCATTCTGTGGTCTATGTAGATGAATATAAAAAATTTTTGACAACATATGATAATATTGTTGGGTCCGCAGATGTGTTGACCGAGCATAAGTCGCCCTCACAGTATATAAATAGCCGTACCTTTCCAGGACTTGCCGCTATAGCTGATAGGCTTAACGGTGATAATCCTAACACTAAAGCATATATTGAAACAAGGCTTGACCCTAAAGGCAATGGTGTAACATACACACACACTTTACATTATATAAATCCTGCTGAAAGTGACCCCGACAAAGCTAAGTGCGCTATAGTAATAGATACGAATGCGCTTGGTCTAAACGCAGACGGCACTATTCCGCAAGCAAATCTAAATAATTGGTACCGCACCAACCATCTTGATGAATTTGCTAATGCTCAAGCGACGTTAGACTCAAATACCAAGGCTGAAATAGACACCAGCAACGCGGTGTTAGAGCAGTTAAACAACATAAGTACAAACAACGCTGTTACCAACAAAACTTGGTCACAGGCTGAGTTAGATGCAATACGTGGCGAAACACCAACCACAGATAGCTTGGCTGTTTATAATAAAGCCAAAGACCACAACGTACTTGATTCTATATCTGGTAGTTTTAAAACAGGTGTAAACGAACAAACAGACTTAGTACAGCGTGCGTCTTTAAAAGAATTACAAGGTATCGCAGATACACTTAATAAAGAAAACCAAGATATAGCACAGCGTGACATTGATTCTCAGACTGCACAGTTGTTAACGCAAATACGCAGAGACCCTGAGCTATACCGAAGCATAATGTCACAGCTGCGTAGTGATGCTGCAGCAGGAACTATTGCAGGTCAACGAGCTGCTAACATAGGTGCACAGACTCACGAGACAGCTGCGGCATACGACAAGTCCGCAGCAGATTTATACAGTAAACTATTTGCAGGACAAGACGGCAGCGTGGCTGACTCTATCCGCAGCAATGCATTTAAGAACAAAACAACTGAACTAGATGATTACATAAACAGCATGTTGTCTAATGCGTCTGCAAGAGTTGCAGCAGAAGAAAGAGTAGCTAATGACTACATCACCCAGATAAATAATCTTAAAACTGCACTTGGTGTAGATACTCAAACCTTTGAGAATTTAATAAAAGAAGCTACTGCTAAAGCAGAAAAAACCGCCGCTAAAAAAGCAACGGATGCTTTGGATGATGTTGAGAAAGCGGTTAGTGATTCACAAAATAGTCTTGAATATCTTGCTAAACTTTTTGGTGTTTCCGAAGACACTATAAAAGATGCAGTAGCAAACAATACGGATGTGTCAAACGCCGTCTCAACCATTAATACCGCTATACGTGAGGGTGTTCCTAAGTCGAGCTACACTAAACTCGACCTGCCTGAGTTTGAAAAATCTAAAAAAGAAGATAACGCAGAGTATGATTCCGTTTTAAATAACGAAGCACTTTGGTCTTTTATTGCTAACCCCAAGAAATGGACAACAGACCAAACTATTCAAGAGTTTGCTAAAGCAAACGGATTCGACCTTACCAGCGAAGGTGGCCCTGATTTATTAACTGAAGAAGGTATGAAGGCACTCTTCAAGGGTTATGCTGAAGAAGCTAATAAAGAGTCTAACCAAATATTTAACGCAGCCCAGCGTGCATACATTGCCGCAGTAACTGCAGGAGACTCTAAGACAACGGACCAGTTGACTAAACTAGCTTCATCTGTAGGTGGTGCTAAAGGTAACTTATATGCCGCTTCCGCACTTGCAAACCAGTACCAACAGCAGACAAACGCTTTTAACACAGGTCGTCAGCTCGCTACAGATTATCAGAATCAACAATCAGCTAACTTAAACAATATAGCACAAAGCGGTCAACTTGCTCACGAAACCTTAAATAAGACACTAGGCTCCGCTACAGATTACAATACTAACACACTGTATGGGTTGTACAATCAGTCTAATGATACGAAGTCTAAGCTGCGTCAGGAACTGGGCGGTTACGCTGATGCGAAAATGAGTGCTGCTTCTACAATAGACAAGTATAAGAGTCAGTTTGATGTCGACACATTTAACGCTCTTTCAGACTTAATGCTTAGCACACAGTCTGCTAATAGATACGGTGCACAAGGCAATAATGCTAATACTGTAACAAAGAAGGCTTTAGAAGCCCAGGCTCAAAGTAATCTCCAAAAGAACAATGCTATACGTAAGCAAAACAACCTAACAGAATATACCCTACGACAAGTAAACCCTAATAAATAAATTTCAGGAGGTAGCCCTATGACACCTAAGCCTCGCTTTTACGATATAGACTTATCTATTAAACCGACACTCCCTCGGTTAGAACCGCCGCGTATAAATCCAACGCAACAGAATACAGACCCTAGTGCTTATTATACACAAGCACTGGGGTTTCTCCCTATTGACACCCGATACATGGTTAACCCAACTAACAGCCTAGCTTATAATTCTATGGCTGATGTTATCTTAAACAGTGCTGCACATAGAGAACGCTGGGCTAATTCGAGCACACCTTGGATGGATGATTGGTGGGCAACACCTATACGTTTAATAGCAGATACCGGTATTTTAATTAAAGACACCGTGTTTGACCCAATAGCACAAGGAGTTATAGAAGACGGTTGGAACGGTTTTTTACGAGGCAGTTCTACTGCATTGATGAATTCACTTGTAAACTTAGGTAACACCTTAGACATTGTGTCCAATCCTATTAAAGGACTTGTTCTTGACGGCGGCGACGGATTTATTAAAGGTTTGGTTGGAGACCATAACGGACGTAAACAATACGACTATATGGACTATATGAATACAGGCAACGGTTCTACAAATCTTATATCCAGCTTAGCCTTAGAAATTATATCAGACCCGCTTAACTGGATTTCGTGGGGTGGTAAAGCAGCCGTATCTGTGGGCGCTAAAACCGTTGCAAACACGGTGTCAGACACTGTCACAAATACACTAAAAACTGCCGTTAAAAAATTTGGTGCAACGAGTTTAGATGATATAGCAGACGAACTTGCAAGCACATCTAAGTTCTTAACAAAAGATTCTGCTAAAGCAACCCTTATAGCTATAGCTGATGAGTCCGGTAAGCTAACAGATGAAGCAATAGATTCATTTGCTGATAGTTTAAAACCGTTATTAAAGAAAACTATATCCCGCGCGGAGCTCTCTGGCAAAGGTAACAAAGCTTATTCTAACTTATCTCGCGACCTTATGCAAAGCGAGAAAACACGTTACAAAGCATCTTTGTTTTCAAATATTGAAATGCCTCCTGCAGTACAAAAAGCGGCAGCACAATATCTTAGCTCAGTTGCAAAAAATGCAGATGACGTGTTGTTGCCCAGTACAAACGCGGCTATTAGACGTGGTGCTCTAGCGTATCTTAATGCTAACAAATTTGAAAGTGCTTTGCGTTGGACAGCAGGTACAACCGGACTCGGTGAAATAGTGTTGCTTAGTAAAGCAGGTGCTAAAGGCACTGGTCTAATACGTAACATCAGAGCCTTAAAAGACCCTGGTGTTGTTAAAACTATATCCGATTTAGAAAAAACCCTAGACCGTAAAACACTTAACAATGCCGTTAAAGCGTTAGAAAAAAACGCACCTATAGATACAGCGTTTATAAACGCAGTATATGAAGTTAAAAACGCGTACAACTTATTTTTAAATCACCAGACATTAAATAAAAATGCTGTAAAAAAAGTTACATACGCGCAAAAGAGTTTCATAGCTCAAATAGATGCACTCGTTAAAGAGTTAAATATAGATGGTGTCGCGTCCTTTACAGATTATATTAAGTACTTAGACGATGCTAACGTTATTGTAAAAAATACTGACGTTGTTAAATTTACTGATGAGTTAAAAAATATTAATAAACTTTTAACAGAAGATTTTTCAGACGATATGGTACGTTTACACTATAAAAAAAGCATCGACGCACATCACTATAAAAACAATAAAGAGTTTCTTACACAGGCTAAAAGTATTGAAAAAAGTGAAAAATTATTACGAGAGTTTAATAGAAAATATGGACATCTCAAAAAAAGTTTAGAAGAATACGGTGATGACTCTTCGGCTGCTATAGCACGTCTTACTACGCCGATAAAACAAAGTAAGCTAGATGCACTTGGCGTTTTAGATGAAGAAATTATTCCGGGCGTATACACTATTTTAAGAACCGCAGAAAAGCCTGACGTGTATGCTATATCTTCTTTTGATGCTCTCGTAAAAGAATTTAGAGACAGTTTAGAAGAGTTTAAACTAAATGATTCTGATATTTCTGTTAGAGATTCACTCATACAAAGTTATGAAGACTTAGTAGAAGAGTTAAATCAGTTTAGAAAATTTAATATAACAGAAGACATTAATACTTCAAATGCCTCTGAAATTAAAAACATGTTTAACGATTCAATGTTAACGCGCACAACGCAAACATCTTACAGTCCTACAGAAATACAATCTTTAAAAGCATTAGCTGATAAAGAAAAAATGATATTGCGTAAGCTGAATAAAATTCCTGAATATAAAAATAAATATTCTAAAGAGGCTGTTGCGCGATATGTAAATTCAGATGAGTTTAAAGCTTTATCAAAAGAAGACCAACAGGTTGCGTTAAAGCTATTAACAGAAAACAGAAGAACTTTTATTTTAAAACAAAAGCATGGCCAAGATTGGCTAAATACTTTAAATAAAGCCGAAGCATTAAAAAATGATATTGCAGTTGCAAAACATAGGCGTTATACACAAAACACTGTAGACGCTGTAGAATCAAACGTGCGTGCTACAACACAAATTATATCACAGGCTATCGAAGAATTACCTGTGTTGTCTGTCAAGCCTTTATCTGATTTTATAGACCCTGCAGATATTTCAAAATATAAGCTAGTTGTATACAGTGTAATAAATCGTACTGCTGCTTTTATAAATAGTATGTTAGGCATTACTGTGGAAGGCGCTGCATTAATACGTACCTTAAACCATGTTAAAGTTACTCCAGCCATATTGCAAACTGCTTATGAAAACACATCTGTTGGTGCTTTTATGCAGTACCTGTTGGACAATGGTTTACTTCTTAAAGAATATAACGTGTTTCCAAAAACTGGTGAGGATGTTGTTGAAAATATAACAGACGCTTTTATAGAACATATGCGTTTTTATGCACAAGACTTGCTTAAAAAAGACCCGCTACGTTATATAGATGATGTTCGTATAGACGAAACATCTTATGCAGCTTATGTAAATTTTATAAAGCAAAGTGATAATAAAGCTTTAAAAAAAGCATTAAGTGATTTTGAATCTTTAGAGGGGTCCACACGTGTAGAAGCTAAATTCATTGTGCAAAATTTTGTGAACGCTGTGAAAGAATATTCAGCCACTACTAGAGAACTATATGATTTATTAAAAAACATTGAAGCAGATGAATTAACTTTAGATAAATATAATATTATTAAAGCTTATGCTTTGGCTGAAGAAGGAAGTGTTTTTTACAAAACTTTTGAAGAGCTTGATGACGCAGACTTTAATTTAAAAATGGCTTATGAAGAAGGTGTCTCATCAGCAACAGAACAAAGTTTATTACAAGATATAAATACAGCGTTAACAAAGTTAAAAGAAATTGTTTATTATCGTATAAACAAACTACACGGTATTTCTAATGGTACAGAACAGTTAGGATTAAATAATTTAGATTTAGCTTTTGAGCATGCAGAAAACTTTTTAAAACTATCTGATGATGAAATAAAAGTTTTAGCTAATTTTAACACTGAAAAAATTTATGATTATCCTGACGCTTATTTAGCAGATTTACTAACAATGTACGAGAACGCTGATAGTCTTCTTTATAAAGTTTTAAACGATTCTGCATACGCAGCTGATGAAGTGTTTGGGGCTGTTGTTACAGCTTCTAAACAGTTGATAGAACGTTTACACGCTTATAAAAGTTTGGTTACAAATATAGCTAACTTAGCACAAGCAAACGGTTTAGAAAGTTTTTACACAGCCGGATTAGTCGATGCACTTATGACTCAATTAAGTAAACATCGTGAAATAACCATTAATAACATATCAAATGTTGTTGATGAAATGATGACCAACACAAATTTATATATACGTAACTTGTTTGATGCACCGTCAACATCAATGACCAGTGTTTTAGGACAAATTGTTACAACGTTATCTAAGAGAACCGATTTACCTCCAGAAGCAAAAGCTTGTGTAGAACGTATTCATAACCGACTTAAATCTGGTAAAGCACACAGTGCCGTGGTAGACGTAGATAACCTCGTAGATTTACTATCGTTAACTAAATATACTGATGATAAACGTTTAAACAATCTTACAGAAAGATTATTACAACGTGCTAAAGGTAAACGTATAGTCGCCTTTGATATTGAGTCTACAGACGCTAATGCAGTAGCAGCACATGTCTTCCAGATTTCTGGTAAAGTATTAGACGATAATCTTGTAGAACTACCTGGTTCTAAATTTAACTGTATTATCAGACCTCCTGCTGGTTATAAACCTACTCCAAATGTTTTAAAAGAATTAACCCAAGAGGCAGATGCGGAGAAATGGTGGAACGATAGTGTTGTAAATGCAAAACATTCCGAAACACAACTTGTTTTTGAAAACATTGACGATGCCTTAAATGCTTTTAAAGCACATTGTGATGCACAAGGTTCTGTTGTTTTAGTGGGACACAATATTAAAGGTTATGATATACCTACCTTAACAAAGCGTTCTAATGAGAAGATAAAATCGTTTTTTAATGATGTAGATAAGTTTGATACTATGAAGCATATGAATAACAACGTTATGTTTCAGTTAGTCGAAGAACAAGAAAAGGCGTTTAAATCACAGCTGCAGCAGCTTTTTGAAAAAGCTTTAATTGAAGACAACCCTGCTTTAAAAAATAAGCCTTTTCAATATAGTGATGTTAGAACATTGTCTGAATTAAAAGCAATGTTACAAGATTTAACAACATCTAACAAAGGTTCTACAAAAATTCTACAAGGGTTTGGCATAGAAGGTGCTGGTGAAGCCGGTGCTCTTGAACAGATTATAAAAGGTATTTTACAAGAGTGGAGCAATCCCAGCAAAACTTTAGGTAAAAATAAATTTTTTATTGTATCTAAATTAAATCCAGATTCATTAGAAGACCAGATACAACGTTATATAAAAGAACTAGCAGCAGATGGTTTAGTTGATGTTGCACTTGGAAAAAATATAATGCAACATTTTGCTGCTAACGTATTTAAAGACGGAGTCATGATTAACCCTGTGCGCGTCATATCTTATGAAGTTGAAGATATATTTGATTTACAGAAGGCGCTTAAAGTTTATAAAGTACAGAGTCTTCGAGAACTTCCTAACGGAGTTTCATTACCTAAGAAAATGTTGCGTTCTACAGATTTAGCTAGGCTTACTAAACATGCAAAATATATTCAACGTATACGTACTTGGATACCTTCTGACTATATTGATGAAGTTATAGACGACGCCCGTTCTTTTCTTAAAGAAGCTGCGGAACACCATAGTTTTATTAAAACATTGTATGATTCACCCGATAACATTACAACAGTAGCCACAGCAATATATGCGTATAGGCTACTCTCAGATGACGTCGGTTTAAAACAAAATGATATGTATAAACACTTTGGTAGGGTTGATAAAAAAATAGCTGATATACGTGGTATAAAAGATTATGAGGCTGCGCCTATACTATATAACTTAGACCCTGACGGTGGTTTACCGGAATTTATTTTCGCAGACGATTTATTTACATATGATAAATTTGTAGATACGCTTAGAAAAAATACGGTGTTTGATGATATTAGAGAATATAACGTTGGACACAATCTTTATAATTTACATGCGGCATTATCTCATGCGCTGTTAGAACCTATACACGCATTAGCTAAAGAGCTTGACACATATCTTGATACATTTGGAGGCGGTCGTAAAGTTGTTGAACATAGTATCCGTCGTTATAACGATAGTTTAGATGCTGCCGCTATTAAAGAAATTTTAGAAAGACCGAATCGTGTAACTGCACTTAAAGAAGAAGCGTTTGCTAGAGGACCGTTTGTTTGTTTTACAACCGATTCCAAGATAGACCTTTCTGATTTTAAAAAAGATGTAGACTCATTTGTGGTTGTTGATAATCTAAAAAACACAACAAGCACGGGAGATGTCACAGGGTATGTGCATATTATCGCTGTTAAACGTGACGTGTTTGCTGCCGCAACAGATATGGATATTGCTCCTGTGGTTATAAAAAACGTACCCGGTATTGATGATACCCTTTATAGTTTTTTCAAACGTGCTCGTGAGTACGCTACTGAAAAGGGTGTTAAAAATATGGGCCACTCTCGCGGAGACATTATGACTACAGACGTGGTTGAAGAAATACACGACGCTTTACGACGCGCAGGCGTACCAGAAGAAGACATGGCCAGTCTTCCAGATGTGGACGTACTTTCAACAGTAATAACAGATGAAAGTGGAAATGTAGTAAGACCCGCGTATTTTGGAGGTCAGGTGCGTGCTAACAACTGTGTTATTGGAAATAATACATTATGGCAGTTTATTACAGATAATTCTGAAGTTTATCATACGACTGACCCCTTTAAGCAAATAGCTTACACAATATCTACGGCCGTATCTAAAAATGAAAAAGATTTAATATACTATTGTAGTTTGATACTAAACAAACATAGCGATATCAGCACTGCTGAAGTTTTTAAAAGTTTAACAAACGAAGATTTGTACAACCTTTTAAAAGAAAACAATGATTTTTGCATGGTTTATATAACTAAAGCAGGTTATTGGGATAAAACAAAATCGGGTTTAGTTGTAAAAGAATTGGATTTAGTGAATGTTAAATCTATCGAACGTGCTAAAAAAATGGGCGGCGTACACATTATACCACGTACACACGCAGCGGAGCTTATGGAAGCGGTCAATGAATTTAAATTACCGTTTATTGCCAGAATTGCTAAGGCAATTAGTGACGTGTATAAAGTAGCATACCTCGGGTCTCTTGGTTTTATTATACGTAATCTTATAGATAGTAACTATAAGACATACGCTTCTTTAGACGGACAAGTTTCATTAGGTAAAAGCGTTAGTCACTTTATACAAACGGTAGGAATAGTTCGTAAACATACTAGTGTTGGACAAGAGTACGCCGCAGCCATGGGCAGGTATTTTGCGTCAGATTTAGAATATGAGGTCTTTTATAAGTTTTGTAATAATTTTAACGATGATGTAGCTCTTGAAGATATTGTTGCAAGTTATCCAGAAAAACTTCAAAGACGCGTTATAAAACAACTTGAAAAATTATCTGAAAATGTTACTGCTACATTAGTTAACAAAGTTAAACCTAATTTACTACAACCAGAGATGTTTTCTATTGTGGATGCGTTTATTAACTATGGGCCTAGCGGTGGTTTAGCTAAAACTATTTTAGCAAATATACCCGGTGTTTCTAAAAAGTTTGACGATGCAGGCATGTTAGGTAGGTTTAACCATTGGATTACGCGTGAAACGCCTATGCGTTTTGTATATGGAGCTAATGATTATATTGAACAAGCAGCGCGTCTTTCAATGTTCTTACAGCGTTTAGAACTAGGGGATACCATTGATGAAGCGAATAGAGCTATTATTAAAACTCATTTTGATTATTCAGACAAAACAATAGGTATGCTTTATACTGAAATTGTATTTCCGTTTATGTCATTCTCTTATAAAAACTTAAACTTTTGGATAGAAATGATGTATAAAAACCCTATGTTAGTCGGTCAAATGGAAAATATTTTTAGAACTATTTTAGACTACCAAGGTCTTTTTGAACCAAACCAAGAAGCTTATCAATCTTATGATTATACCTTTGATTGGTCTAGAGACCTTACTAGTTTTGAAGCTAACGCACCTTGGACTATAATAAATGCTGCAAGACTATACCACATCCTTAATGGTAATATTACTATTAAATCTAGTAAAAATATTAAACATGATTTTGGATATGGTAAGGGACCTCAAGATACAGAGCTTTATCATGTATTTAAACTGAGTCCTTCAGTTTTGGATGCGACTAAAATGTTATTCACTCCGCTTAATTCATATTCTGAAAGATTGCTACCACCATACGAAACGTTATTGAATTTATTTATTAATGGTTTAGTAAAAGGTGAAGACATTGTTGAACAAATGAGTACTTCTTCTCTTGCTAATTCACTACCATATTTTGATACAATAATGCAACGCGTGGGTTACGGTGGAGATGGTTGGCGTCATAATAATATTGGTGTGCGTATACAAGATGCAAGCATTCACCAAGCACTACCATCTGTATTCGGTGCAGCGTATGTACCCGTAAAAGATAATTATTATTGGTATGACTCAGACTATAATATCTTAGGTGGTTTTAAAACCAACTACTATGCTAAGAAAAATTATTCTAACCCATATAACTCAAAGTATCCTTCCTATACTTTGACTCGTATGGCTCAGAATAAAAAGCCTAGAAGCCTTTATGGTGGGTCTAAAACATATAGACTGCGTACTAATCAATATAATTCTTATGTACGACAGACTTCAACTAATATTTTACGACATCGTTTAAAAGACAATTACTATTATTATTAACAAAAAACCCCTCTAACCGAAAGGCCAGAGGGGTTTTAATTATTTATCTATTTTCATCCAGGCTTTGGTACCTGAAATTATAATGTTACGAATACACTCTTCGTCACGTGGAATAAAGTATACTACCGTTTCCCAACCTTTATCGTGCAAAGCACAGAGATAACCAAATGGCGCACCTAGGCCGTACATCTGTTGTTGTACTTGAGTATAGTAATATGGTGGTATACCACACGCTTCAGCTTTAGCTATAATACGGTCAGTACTGTCGGTGTATGCTCTACATTGGCGTTGTAGTGCACACTCTCCAAACTCTCTTTGAAAAGCATTGTTACGATTATAATACTTATCTCCGTAAGTTGTAACAAACTTTGCTTCAACAGGTATTAAGCAATTATCCACACATCCTACACCATCAAAGTTTATAGTTAAACACGGTGTTGTATTAATCTGATACATTGCTGTGGGTTTTATTGGTTCTAGGTTGCCCGTCAGCTTTACATATTTTTGGATAATTAACGGTTCTAAATCAAAACCTTTGCGAACCGCGTCCTTCTTTTTAATAGCACGTTCTTCATCAGTAATTACTTTACTACGTTTCTCAACAATAAGGTCGCTTTTTTTCTTATAGGGGTTTACACCTAAGAGTACGCTGCTATCACTTGCGCCCAAACCTTTGCGACGAGCTAAAGCATATTCATCTTCGTCAAGTTCAGAAACATTGTCAATGAGTATATCTAGCAGTGGTGCCTCTATTGTTGTTCCATCAGACATTTGCATTATCGTCATTTAATCACCTTCCATTTTTAAAAATGTGATAATGTACTGCGTGTCGTATTGCGTCAAGAGTATGATGTGTGTATGTTTCAGTTGCGCCTGAAGTAGGAATATAACCTCTACGATAAAGTTTAATATATCCTTTGTGTTCTAATATATTATTAGCCCACCGCTTTTTTACTTCAGCTGCAGTCTGCATACAATACATTATATTCTTTTTGTAACAATGTAATTGTATAGCACCTATAAGTTTACAGGTTTCCATACGAGAGTTTATTTGGTCTGAAAGTTTACTAGCATATAATAGATAATCTTCACAAACTATAACGGTGTGGTGTTTAGTTAAACGCACCCAATAGTCTATAATATCTATCACACTCTGCCAGTATTCTTCTGCACTAGCGTAATCTTTAGCAAATAAAGAACCACAGGCTATGAATTTGTTTTCACGTGTATCAAACATACACCAACCTGTGGTTCCTTTACCTTCATAAAAGCTACCGCTCGGGTCCAAAGCTAAGATATATTTGTGCCAAGGAATATTACGGGCTTTCATTAGACGGTATCCTTCCTGTTGCAACATAGTCGTTAAGGAATACAGCATTTGCTAAGAGATGTTCAACGCGTGTAGATAAGTTGTTTAATTTCTTCAACTGAATTCACCTCTTGTTTATCAGCCCAAGTAGATGTGGTGATTTCCATATCTGCAACGATTGGGACTTGACCATCTTCCCAATCTTCCATGATTCTTTTAAAATCAAATAAAACTTCAACGCCATCTTCAGGACAAAAGCTCCACGAAAGTTCATCGTGTATTTGCATTTGCCATTTAGTTTTTAGATGATGTGCTTTAGCATAATCGTAAAGCTCACGTATTTTCCATTTTAGATAATACGCAGCACTTCCTTGTACTAACATATTAACTAGCTTGTGTCCAGATACCCCATAGTATCTTATACCAAATAAGTTCTGAGTATTAGAACTTAGCTCAGCTCTATGGTAACAATACTCGTGGTATTTCTTAACCCCTGGAAACGCTGTGTAGTATGCTGCGTCTATACGTCGAGCAGTTTCAGCATCATATTCGGGAAACATCTCCCAGATTTTACGGAATTGTGCTCCGTAGTTTTTAGCAAAGTTTACACGTTTGCCTACATAGCGTAAGTTATGAAAGTCTGGGTGTGTTTCATCTATACCGAATGCAGCTTTAGTTGTCGCACCGTGCACATCTGTAGGAGACCAGGGTTCGTTAGATTCATTACAGAACCACGTGCCGTCATAAGCAGATGTAATATGGTCACGGTTTGTATAGTCAAACATAGTTCCGTCTTCTCTATGACACTCATAAGGCATATAAGCTCTACAGAGATTAAGGTCAGGGTGTCCAACTAATATAGTATAGAAGGCTTGGAAGCGTAATTCAATTTGAGAATAATCAAGATAAACTATTGCAGTATGGTTTCCTCCATCAACACCTATAAGATGTCTAGGATGAAACAGTGTTACACCGTCAACAGTTGTAATACCTTGCTTAGGGAACTGTTGAAAGTCTGAAGTAACTCTGCCGGACACCGTACCTACTTGGTTGATAGTAGTATATAAGCGATTTGTATGCTTTAAGTCTTTAATGAATCTCATTATATAAACACTATACCATTTCTCTAATGTACGTAGTTCTTGTATTAAACTAATAATTTTAATACAATCATTATCCGGGTCGGTGTGTTTTAAGTCTGCTTTAACTTTAGCCATAACATCGTCGCGTGTTGAGTCAATACTTACTCCACGCTTTTGTAAGAGTTCTAACACTTTAGCGTGTTGTGCTATGCTAAATCGTTCTCCAACAAGCTCTATTAATTGAGAACGTTGTTTTTGTATATACTCTTTTAATTCTTTACGAGCTTGTTTAAGGTACGGTACATCAGCTTTAAAACCACAACGTTCCATTTCATATAATGGAAATACGAGTTTTTGTTCAAATTCTACACCGCGCCAGTTATTACGAGCGTCTAGTATAGGTACAAGACTTTCATAGATTTCCAATACCCACACAATATCGTAATGGCCGTAACGGATAACAGTTTCACGGTTGCACATAGTATATGGTATCATATCTGTTTTAACCAAACCTGTTACCTGTTCACGAATCTGTGTAGGTACATCAAGCTGTAACCAGTCGTCATAAGCTTGACGTGTTTTAGCATCTGGAAAGCTATTCTTATCAGCAATAGGGTCGCTTAATATTTGGTTAATAACCTTAATTGTATAACTTTTAGCGCCATACTCTTTAGGTGGAGCGCCACATAATCTGAGACGCTCCTTGAGTTTTGCGTTTAACATTTTAGCAATGGCAGTCCGTTCGGCTTGTATAAGCTTATCGTGGGACTTAGCATCGGGACTGATGTAACGAGAAGCATAATCCTTCAAGCCGAGCGGAGGCCCACCATTTGATGGAGTTAACGCATCGTGTGCATAACGAATATAAAACATAGTATCAGAAACATTCTCCACTATGTAGGGAGTTCCATTATTAGTGAGCATGTGTAAGTCAAACTTACAGTTGTGTGCTAGATAAAGTTTAAAACTTGCTACACGTTTGTGCCACTCATTAATAACAGCGCGAGATAGTTCAGGTTGTTTCTGAATATCTACTACGTAGGTGTAACCAATGTGTTCAGTCGGATGTAAATAGCCAAACTGAAATAAGAACGGCTTAGAATTGATAATATGCAAACCATCTGTTTCAGTGTCAAACGCACCAATAGTTGGTTTGAGTTCGTCTAACTGTTTAAGCATTGCATTAGCTTGTTCGTTAGTACGAATTGTTACCATATTCCAATTACGCATTGTGTTCACCTACTCTTAAAGCTCTTGTATTTCTGTTTATACGAGTCATACCTAACCTAAAGCGTTCGGTTGGTACAATGTCGTGCGTCTGATAACGTACGAATAAACCTCTGGTTAACAACATTAACACTTTATTTAGCTCATCGCTTGTTAAACCAGTCGCAGCTGACAACATGTTCTTATTTGTTGTAGCACATTGTTCTAATTGAAGCACTAAACTAGGTTGTTTCATATAGATTTCTTGTAGAAGTTTAACACCTTCGTCGTCTATCTCACTAAAGAGTCGTTCATGTTCTACGTATTCACGTAGTTTAAACGTAGGATTATCATATAATTCGATAAAAAATTGTGCAGCAAAATCTACACAGTCTTTAGTAACTATAATATTTTCATACGTTTCATCTGTACACACGGTGTAACCTGCAACGGCTATAGCAAGACGTGCAAGTTTTTTCCATGCCTCAGTACCAAATATTTTAATATGAGAATCGTATTGTTTGTTCAACTCATTTGCTTTCTCAATAATATAATTAGATATTTCGGGAGATAGTATTATTTGGTCTGAGGTACGGCTCCATATCCAACGTAGTTTAGTTTGATACACGCTCTTGTCAAGCGGTGCTTCAGGTTCCCATAGTGGATTAATTTGACTAGTACCTCTATCAGACAATACAACTAATAAATCATAACGTGCAATATCTTCTGCAGAGCCTACGAGTTCTGTGATAACAGCAATACCGTTAGGGTATGATGCTATTGGTTTAATTGTACCATCTGATTTAACATTAGTTAATGTAATCATTCTGACCATAGCAGGCATTGTAATTGTACCGCTTACACGCGCAATACGCACTTCATTAGAAGACCTTATATCTGTGAGTTCTTTCATAATGTTATTATTACTTTTACCGAACTCTTCAAATATAATAAGTCCTCTATGGTTCTGTGGTATAACACCCGCTCTAGTTTGGAAGGAACCATTAACTTTATTTGAACCGCCTATCAATCCGGGTATAGTTGCAGAGTTACCTGCGAGAGAAGTAAATGTTCCTAACTCATAGGTAGTGCGTAAGGCTTCAGCTGTACTAGATTTACCAACACGAGATTCGCCTACTATCATTGTATCTAAGTAACCTCGTACATTTTTAAATGAACCGAAGTCAAACTGTAAGACAGTGTGGTAGGCTAAATCCATAGCTGTAATAAGTGTGTTGTTACCGTTGTACCCTAGTAAGCCTTTAACTTTTTCAACAAGTGCGGTAGCCCTATCCTTTACAGTTTCAGCTAAAGCTTGTACTGTTTGTAGGTGTGTAATACGTTCAGGTGTTAATTTGAAATCATTTACACTGTCGGTTGCTTGCACTGCGTTGGTAATTAACATAACAAGCTGTGCACCTTTATAAGGGTGTGGTACTAGTTTGTAAGTTGCGAGATACTTCTTACCACTTTCAAGCTTCATACCTACACTATAGGCTGTGAACTCCATAGGTATTGTTTCAGCACTTGTTGTTTCAAATAAGTCAGTAACATTTGCTTTGTATACAGGACGTTTACTATACTGTTTAACAGACACATACTTTTCTTTTGGAGGTATCTTTAGGATGTGGCGAATATTTTCCACGATAGTCTCCGCTTTAAAGTTGTTATCTACTAAATGTAACACATCCTGTATTGTATCTTCAGACAACTCCCAATCTGCACTTTGCCCTACGGCCATTAGGTCATTGCTTCCAGCTAATCTAAACTTTTCAGCTATAGCAGCTGAAGGAGTTAAGAAACTGGAATCTGATACTGCTACAACTTGAATGTTTGAACGCACAAGTTTATTAACATATTGTGGTTTTGTTGCAGTGAGTAAGTCAATGATTGGTAAAGACGTTTGTTCTGCAGCACTACATTCAAATGCGGGAGTGTCTTTGATATAACGAATAAGGTCATCTTTGGTTTTGCCGTACTTCATAAAGAAGTCAGTGATGTCTTCTCCAGATTCTTTACAAACTTCATGGAAGCTTGTAACAATCTTTACAGTATGAGCAATACCATACAATTCTGTGGCGACTTTAATTGCGCCAGTTTTACCTGCCTCATCATTGTCGTAACATATTGCTACGATTCTGTCTCGGAAAGGCTCTAACATTTTAGGACGGGCTTGTTCTCCACCTGTAAAAGTAATGGCATTAAGCCCATGGGACCTAGCAACTGCCATATCTTTTTCACCTGCACAGAGTATAGTTACTCGTTTGGGTGAGGTTTCTTTCCATATGTCAAATGGAATAATTAAACCAGAAGGACAGTTAGTTCTGCTTTTTACTTTAGGTTTATTACCCGGGTTGTACTTACGCACATCAAGCAGGTGGTCATACATAAACACAGGGAACATCAGGTCGTCTGTATCTGATGTAGCGACATGCAACTCTTCAAGTGTTGCGTTTGAAATACCTAAGTTATTTGCACGAACACGTCCTTCATTTGATAGCGTAGTGTCTTGTTTCCACTGATACAGGTCTTCTTCTGTTTTAAAACAATTTAAAAGTTTTTTTGCATAAACAAAAGAACAGCCTAATGTTTGTTGTATAAAACTGGTTTCATTATGCCCTACACCACAGGCTTTGCAATGGAATACCCTATCTTGAGTATTCACATGGGCAGATGGATTAGATTCAAGATAAGGCATTCCGTTAGCAGTGCGGTGTGTAAAAGGACAAGTCACATTTACTTCAACAGCTGCACTGCTTATTCCGAAATAATCCTCAAAGAACATTAATATTCTTCAGCGCTATCTAAAGCATCTGCTGCATTAATGGCAGGTGCATCTGCATCTGTTGGAGCAGGTACAGTATCTTCTACCATAGCAAGAGGGTCTGTTGATGCTGTATTAGCAGATGTCAATGCTGCCCACTCATTGATATTATAATAAATTTCATGTTCAAAACTATTTACAGTATTACGTTTTCCATACTGTGCGTTGTCTTCAACAGTTACATCAACGATAAATTTTTTACCGTTAACAAGTTTGCAAAGGTCGCGAAGTTCAAAAGAACCGCTAAGGTTTAAATTAAGCGCAGTCAAAAAACGCTGCAGCTTGTAACGAAGGAACTCTTTCTCAGACTCCATCTGCATGTCAAAGAGTTTACCTGTAACACCGGAGCCGTTATTCAAATCATACTGTAAACTAAGATAGTCTGCACCAGTGTTTGTACTTTTTTTCATTTCTGCTTTTACAATCGTTGCCATATAATATCCTGCAGGCAATGTGCTCTGCGGTTTTGTACTAGGCAAAGAGTCATAGTTAATAGCCATATTAATTCTCCTTGTGATTAGTCAGCAATTAGCTGCGAATATAATTGTTTTAAGATAGGAAGTTCAATTTCAGAAAGCTTCGCATCTTTTACACCAGCTTCATCCTTTAGTACAGGCCATATAGTCTTAGCACTTGTGTTAGTGTCTAAGATTTCTGTTACAGCCTTAACATAGTCTTGACGCTGTTGTTCGAGTAAGGTTTCAATAGAGACACCTTCTGCAAGATATTGTCTGAGTTGTTCGCATAAAGCGGGAGTGAACTCATAGGTTTCACCTTCAGCAAGTATTGCATAACGTGACTTAATTACCTTAGCTCTGGGGTTACGTTGTGGATTACCTGAACCGGGGTTTTCCATATGAAGCACTAAGTCAGGTTCATATTTTAAACCTTCCTGTTGTAACTGCTGTTCACCAATAGATACAACTTCGTTCTTTTCTTTAGATTTATTATATTGCATATCGAATTTTTCTTTAACACGAACAGTTGTAATAATGTGACATCTGTGGTCACGAATAACATCTATTAACGCTTGCTTCTCAGCAGATACTTCGGGCTCACCCCATACGCGATAGTTATCCATACGTGGGTTCTTGAGTTTAATTTCATTAACCTTATCAAGAACGCCTCCCTTAGCAGTCCACATGTGTGTAACGCTGTCAGAGATAACTACATCTGCACCAGCTTTAACAGCTGCATCTCTAAGATAAAGGTAATTGCTTGGAGCATAACCATCTTCAGATGTTAACTGTGTACCATAGAACTGGCCAAAGGTTTCACCCCAAGAGGTGGGTATACCTATGAACAAGTTCAAGCTACGGTTTTCGGTATCAACAGTGTACACCTTGTCCCAAGCTTTGATATTAGGTTTCTCTTTAAAGCCACCTGCAAGTCCGTATGCAATCATAAGAGCTAATCCAGATTTACCCTTACCTGTGAGACCTTCAATCATAATAGATGCTTTGCAGGCTTCACGGTTCAATTTGGTAAATGATGCCATTGGAATTGCCATTTCATTCTCACCTCCTTTTATTGATATAATCTATATAATTGTTGATACATTCGATACTGGAAGCACGACGTTCAACAAGGTTATAACACTCTTCATCATACGTGTCTGCTAACATAAGCTGTATGATTTGATGTGGCTTATTTTTCTTATCAGGTGTGGTAGCCACAAATCTGTCTTCAGCCTGTTGTATATCTGCAGCAGGCGGGTAGGAATCCATAAAGATTTCTACATCTGCGTTATCTAAAGTAAGCCCTTCTTTACACGCATCAATTTGTAGAATTAGATATTGATAATTATTATTTTGAAAACCGTTTACTATAGTTGCTCTATCTTTAGGGGACACTTCTCCTGTTATCACTTGTCCTTTTATTCTTTTTTCGGACAAGGTGTCGTGTAGAAGTTGAATACCTTTTTTAAACTTAGAAAAGATAAGAACTTTTTTATCAGGATAGTCTTTTAAGAAATCTAATATCCAATCTATTTTTGGACTAGAACCTTTAAGGTCTAAGATACCAGGTGCTACACATATCTGACGTTCTCGAATCATACGGTCAAGTACGGTTTGTGTAATAATATTTTCCGTTTCAAAATAATCTTTTAACTCTCGGAGATATTTTTGTTGAAGCGGTGTGGCAGGTAAACGTACTTTTAAATAATCTTTAGGTGGTAACCACGGCATAACTTCTGTACGCTTACGTTGTGTGGAAAATTTATTTAAATATGCTGTCATCGCTTCTAGACGTGTTGGCAACCAATCGCCTATTTCAGTATGGTATTTATTGAATCCAGTAAATTGTTTGTAGGTAAAGAAGTTATAATAAATAAATTCCCAATAGCTTCTAAAATCTACGGGATATAACCAATGCAATATTCCAAATATATCTGCGGGTTTATTAGTAGCAGGTGTACCTGTTAAAGCTAGTTTGTATTTACACACTCTGTTTAAACTGTACATTGCTTTTGCTGTAGCAGTATCATGACTTTTAAAGTGATGTGCTTCATCAGCAATACATGCTTCAGGTTTCTTTTTAATAATATCTTTGAGCATTCCGCCTGTGCGTATAGTTTCTTTTAAACAACCATAGCTTATAATAAGAGGGCCGTGTTCCCACGCGTCTACGATTTGTAATCGTTTCTTTGGAGTACCTACACAGACTAAAGCATCTTTACCTGTCCAAAATTTATAAGCATCTTTCCATGGATAAAGCATAGATGCTGGGCATACTATTAGTACTTTATCAGGTTGACGGGCTTCCATAGTCATAATAGCGATGGGTGTCTTACCTGTACGTTGTTCGTTAAAACAGGCCCCACAGTCATGACGTAATAATTTTTTAATGTCCTCAACCTGATAAGGTCTGAGCAATTTATAATTAAATAGTTTTTCTAAAGGGGTCATTTTTTAATACCTCAACATTACTTGCATTTTTTTCTTCCGGATTAAGTGGAACATAAGTATATATAAATGCAGGACCAGTCTTCTTATCATCTGCATGTTCTTTAAGTTGCTTTTGTAAAGCATTAATAAGTTGTGCTTTACCAACAGAAGAACTATTATTAATATCAAGGATGAGTTTACGTAACTCACTATCTTGAATAGCGTTAAACTCTTCAGTGATATACTCACTGACAGATTCAATCTGAAGAAATTCTTTCCAGTCTTGTGGGTCTTCAGTTACTTCAGACACTTCAGCAAAGTCATAATGATTCATCGTTAGAGCTTTACGTCCTAACTTTTTGAATTCAGATAACATGGCTGTATGTAGTTTTGAGTTAGGTCCTGTGAAGTTAATATGTAAGCTAGCCATTATGTTTTATTCGTCCTCTCATAATCTTATAAGCAGTGATTACTGCTTTTAAATCTGGTAGGTCTGCTATTGGAACCTTTGGTATTGTTTCAGTTGGGTTTTTAATAAAATCTTCAGCAAGTTTATAACCCGTTACTCTGCTAATTTGCATAGCTTTGCATACCGCATTCATAGGCAAATCTGAATATTTGTATAAAATACCAACTACTTCTCCTTGATAAGGTTTCCAAATCATATCTAAGTTAAATTTATTAGCGTAGTAAATTATTTTTTCTACGTTAAAATCTGTAATAAAATGCAAACCCTCTAGTATAGCGATTAGAAAGTTTGCATTTCGTTCAATACTAAATATAAGCTGTATGATGCAATAGAATTCTAATTCGATTGCACGGTGTTCATTGTTTGTCATAATGATTAATTCCTCTTCCTGAATACTTCATGGTTGAGGAGACGTAAACGCAGCACCGCTTGCTGCGTGGTCGTCTCCTCAACCAGCGTGACCTTCCCATTTTTCGGGGAAGGTGCTTCTACAATGGGATGTTACTACAAGTTTTACTGTGTAGTCCTTTAACAGTTAAACATAGTTTTATGAATAACTACATCATACACTAAAGGGTTTCACTATTCATGGTTGATGAGGTTAAAAAAAATCGTATCCACACTATCGTAAGAAGGTGAGGCAAAAGAACAACAGTGTGGATACGCAAGAAAGGAAACTGTCGCTAGGTGTAGTAGGGAAAATAACAGGAAAAACCTATTACACTTTCTTCGCGACGATGTATCTAAACTCGTCCGGCTATAATATCGGCAAACATTGACGAGATAGACTGTTGAATGTGGTGTTTATTTTCTAGACGATTAACCACAAAGTTTGCATACTCAGGTTCAATTTGCCTGAAGTAATTCAACTCTCCTTGTAGAACTTGTGTATCTATTATACTCCAGTATCTTTGATTTGTAAAGTCAAAAATAAAATTATTTAATTTTGCCTTAAGTTCCATCTTTTTCTTATGGCCTATAGTAATGTTGTGTTCTTTATTTAAGACTAAACCAAGGTTACGATTACGGCCTGCGATAGAACCACATCTTGATTTGGAATCATTAAGATTAAGTCCTTCAGGTAAGTGTCTTTTAATGATGTGTTTAATAAACTGAAGTTGTTTTTTATCATTAAAACTAATGAGTATGTCATCTGCATATCTGGTATATACTCCGTTGAAATGACGTATTGAATAGTACATCGCCCAGTCAAATGGAAGTAATACCATATTACAGAGTAACGGTGATAAAGGAGAACCTTGTGGTAATGCTCCATTGTATGTTGCTATTTCAATGACTCTATTTAATGTTTCATCTGATAGCATACAGAATGGATATACTTGTTTAAGTTGTCTAGATAGTACCTCCATTGTGCAAGAGGGAAAAAAATCATGCAAGTCAAATTTATAAAAGAATTTGGTATTCGCATTACGATGTTTTTGCATAGCGTTCAAACAAGTACGGTTTTTAATATAAGCATAAGCAGCATCATGTGCGTGTGCACCAAAGCGTAAGCATATGTCATATATTTTTTTCTGCATTTCTTTAAGTTCGTCAGAAGGTGCAGATATTAGTCTATAACCGCCACTTGCTTTAGGAATATTATATTCTGTATACTGAATTTCTATGGGGGTTGTGTCAAGTAGGCGTTTGAGATTGTATTCAAACAGACTACTGTCTAGATGCCATGCAGGCGGTTTATTAGTAACACGTATTGTTTTAACTGAAGATTCATTTTGTGTTGGTAAGGTACGTCCTGCATATAAATCTTCAATAGTCAGTTGACCATTGTTATCTCTTGTGGGGTAAGTTCTATAATACATATTCATTTAACCTTTCTATGTCTATGTTGTGGGATTCACCAGGGCCCGGATGCATGTCCATAACTGGTTTCGTAGCTCTTGTTGCGTCATTTATCGCGTCTTTCGGAGTTGTTGTTTTCTGATTTCTCCTGCCGTCTTCTTTACCAGCCATCTGCACACAAGGTGTTCCTGGGAAGGCCACATCATATTTTATCTTTATAATATTTTACTTTTAGTTTAACTTAAAAGTGTTGATTAAAGTTTGACCATCGTTATTGAACAAACGGAACGACCACCGAATACATGTCAGCCTTAATCAACGGTATCCGTTAAATGTTTTTATTCAGGAAAACAAACAATGTTCATTGCAAAAGCATCTATATTAATTAAAGTTTTATATGCTTGTTTATTAAGAAAATTAATTAGATTGCTTACTGCTAATGAAACTATTGTGCGTACTGTAGGTGTAACAGACAGTGTCGTACCGCAAGCTGATACAGGTGTGGATGCTTTAGCTTCATCTGAAGTAAAGTCCATACTGTTATACAGTCTTGTGATTTCTTTTTCATTGTTCCAGTCTGCAGCGTAGTATTGTGCATCTGTTAGTCTCATCCGACAATCAGATACAAACGTAATGTCTCTATTAAACTTATAAGTTTGAACAAATTCTTTACGTACTTCAATACTGTCTACAGCTAGGAATACAACGCCTGTTACACGTGAGTACTCATTCCAACCTTCGTTGTGTAACTCAAGTTGAATGTCCGGATTAATGTCTTTGAGTATCTCTGCAAGAGCTTCGAGTTTTGGTCTGCCTATATCTTTCATTCGGAACATTTGATTTGTTATATTATGGTCAGACACTTTATCAAAGTCATACAGATGTAACTTAGCAAAGCCTAATCGGGTTAACATCTCGGCTACAGTACTTCCTATTGCACCGCAGCCAACGATGTGTATTTCATCTGTAACAGAAGTTGGGTTAAAGAATTCAAAGTGTTTATTTAAGTTCATATTTTCACCCTTTCTTTCACCTAGTTTTTATTTTCTTTTTTAGTACGATTTGTTTTACGTTTATCACTAGCTTTTAATGGATACTTTATACGGAAAGTTTCTCCGCTACATATGCAGCAGCCATATAAAGAACTAAAGTAAAAGCCTGGTACTCCTACTACGTCTGTAAAGTATACATCTGATTCAAGTTCATATTCAACGCTGTCTTTTAAATCATCAGGAATATATGCTATCATTTGCTTATAACGGTTATTATTTTTAGATGTAACTTTAGGTTTATCTATAGCTCTTGTATCATAAATATGTCCGTTTAACAAGATAGATGTAGCAAGCGGTGGGGTAACTTCTTTTACTATATATTTTTCTATAGCTTCTGTGGCCCAGTTAGAGATTGAATTACCACGTGCATCTACAATCTGCATTATAATGTCTTTATTTTCAAAAAGTACATTGATTGCTTTATCGTAGATGTTCCAGTAAAAGTCACCTTTCTTATTACCAATGCAGAGTAACATAAACTCGTTAGGTTTAAGAAGATTTGCAAATTTTAACCAGTTGTCTGTATCCCTACCGGAAGGAGATGCGTGTATGTTAACATGGCTGTGTCCTTGGAATCTGAGATTATTAATAACATCGTCTGGTAATTCCATAAACCATTTAGCACACTTTTCTTCATCAGCATCTACGGTAGTAGATGTAACAGTTTGAGGATATACTAGGATGTCTTCTATTAAATAGTTGTTATTAATACGACGCGCTATACCGTACCAAGCAAGTTCGTTTGCACTATTATTAATAAGTGAAGTCATTTTAATATAAGCATCCGCAAGAACATATACGATAGGTTTTTCTATACCTTGTGCTTGTAACAATGTTTCAGTTGTAATACTAATTTTTAAATCTGTATTGTCTGAAGCGGATTCTAAAAGTTTCTTAAATATTTCAAGAGCATTATTTTTAGCTTCTTGTGTGAGCATAATTGGTTTCATTATTCAGCAATCTCCTCTCTAAAATGTTTTATTGTTTCTGAATAAGTGTGTGCTTTGGTACAATTTTCATCGCGCCAGTAGAAGCAAGCCGGATTGTGGGCTCCATCTATTATATTGCCTAGCATTCTTAAGAAACCACCAACGACAGGTGGGTCTGAAAAATTAAAACTACCTACAGCTGCTTTAATCTGATAGAACATTTCTTCTAATTTAAATTCGTGTATAAGTTTGACAATAACAGAACCGTAGCTACCCCAACAGTTATGATTATAATGGTGCGGATTTGGGAAGCAGTTATTAAGGTTATTATTCATTCTAGTGTGTCCGTTACGTGCTTGAATTGTACCTGTGTTAAGGCATACGTCTATTGCTTGGTCAAACATTAATACTACCTTTTCATCAAGGAATAATAGTTTAAAAATTTCTAGTAGTTCTTGGGATTCTCCGTTGTTTTTGCGTCTATTATATAAAATGCGTGCTGCATCCTTATCATAAGATAGCAAAGGTGCAGAACATCTATAAGAAATTCTACCCTCAGGTTGTTGTATTGAAGACACATCTAAAGCATAACATATCTTTTTATCGACTAACATTTTAATTATGTCGACAGCTATAGTAGTGTCATTGTTTTGTAATTCTAAGAGTCTACGCATGGCTTCGCGTTTTTCTTCTAACGCATGAGAGTATTGCTGCAGGCGTTCTTGCGCTTTGCGTTCAGTATCTTCAATACGTAGTTCAAGATGTGCTTGACGTAAACCAGTAACATTATTAAACGTGCTAATAATATTTGTATACTTTAAATCTGTAATGGCAGGGTTATTAGAATAATAATGTTCTAACAAAGTGTAAAACTCTGTTGCATCATCATTGTCTAAAAGTTTACATAAGTGTGTACACTCAGAGTGCGTTGGTTCTTCGTCAGGTTTAACCCAACCGCGTATTAATGGGATACATGCCCAGAGTTTACGATATAATTTAAAATCAGTATCCCACAAATTATCAACACCTTTAGTAGTAAATACAATGATGTGGTCACCGCGTGTATAAACTCTTATACGATGTTTAGGAGTTTGTTTTAATGCTAATGACACGCCGAATAATTCAGTTGCTCCTGTCTCGAGGGCCCAGGCTGGAATTTTATCTTCAAATGTATCTTGGATTTGACTTACGACTTCAATGAAGTGTATGCCAATAGTTTCATTTATTTCAAAAGCTTCTCGTCTTGCTTGACTAAACAACAAAGGGCGGTCAATTCGTTCGTGAGTTTCTTCTTCTCGTGTGTAATACGTAAGGCGTTCAAAGTAATAATGTAAAGGTGTTGAACGGGTAATTTTTTCACGGTGAGGTATATAAGTTGCTATGTTGTTTACTAATAAGAAACAGTTTAAATATTGTAAGAACACAGGAAATCCTTGAGCTTTACCTGCACGTAAATAAAAAAACTTATCGTTGGTAGTAGCGCTTTGTTTTAATTGTCCAACTATTTCTTCATAAGAAAAAGAGGGTGCATTAATATATTCCATTTTTATTTTTCCTTTCTTCTGAACTGTAGTGGTGTATACTACGGCTAAGATTTATTTTAGGAGGTCCAGATGTGCCGTTTATCTGAACAAGTTTATTGTTTAACCGTAGTATACAACACCACAGTCCAGAGGTTTAATCTGAACTGTGGCCGGGGAAATTAAGCGTTCTCAGTTTTCTGAGATGCGATGATGTAGCAGGTGTCTGCGATGTTGAAATCGTCGAGAGATTTATCCATTTCGCCTGCTTTAATAGTGTCACCATCTAAGAAGATAGTGGTGGTAGCGTAGTTAATGCCCTGTTGCTCAAGCAATTCTCTGATGGTTTTATCAGAAGTTACAGAGATTGTTTCTCTGTTTAGGTTGGTGCCGATTTTTACATTAACAATATGTGTTGCAGCCATTGACGGTTACCTCCTTAAAGTGATACTATTTCGACACTGTCACGAGCGGCAGTAATCTTAGCAGCATTATCTTCAAGCGCGTCTTTAATCTGTTCTTCAAGAGTATTCATCTTTAAGATAAGACTAGCAAACTCTTCAGATACTGCTTTAACCTTGTCTTCAGCAGACACATGTGCATCATAGCCTTGTGTTGCTACAAGGGTCTTACACATGTAACCGTCTTCAGTAGTGCTGTCGAATACAACACCGTTCTGAGAAACGGAACCTTCACTGGCATATGCGATTGCACAAATGGGTGTTGTCTTCTTAGTAGCTTCGTCCTTTGCCACAAGAGTAAGTGCTTCGGGACAGAAGCGGGTTGCCTCAGCAAACTCCTGTTGTGTAAGGTTGCTGATGAAAATGATTGAATCCTGTACGAGTTTTATTTTCATTGTAAACTCCTCCTTATAAAAATATTTTTATAACAAACCAAGTGGATTCATTACTTGGTGGTTATTAGTTCCATAGATTCTATCTTACAACGGTGGGTTTTTGCATAGTAAAGCGCTAACTGTACATTTTTAGCAAGTCCTTCGTTGGAAGAAAAAATCCGTGAGAATGTGGTTTTGATTTCGTCATGAGTAAGAATAAACATGACTCTTAATCGCACCTGTTTATTTGTTATTCTTTTTCTACGTGTTTGTATAATGTTGATTACTAACATAAGTATGAGTGTTATAAGTAAAATAATTATTAAGTTAAACATTATGTTTAGTCCTCCCTTTGATTACATTTGTTTCGATTTTCTTTTTTATCTTTTCACAAAGACTGTTAAGGTCTGTGTCATAAGTAACAAGACAATCGAAAGTAACTTTGTCCTGATAAAATAAAGTTATGCGTGCGATTACATCACCATAATCACTAAACGGGTCCGGCTTAGAAACTCTTAAAGCAATGTTAGAGTTGTTGTCAAGAACGTACCATTTACTTTGTACAAGAGTAAGTTTAGGCACAGTGTTTTGTAGAGAAGTAAGTACATTTTTAAAACTATTTAACATCTATGTTACCAACCTTTTCTTTTAAAATGTCATCAATCTTTATCCAAAGCTGTTCAATTTCTTTTGTAAAAGGAATATTGTTTTCGGTTATAAAAGTTTTTAATAACTCTTCAAATTCCTTGTATGCTTCGGCTTTGGCTTCTTCCACTTTCATTTCAGTTACACCATCGTTATACAAAACTACTTGCGAAAGTCGGTCAACCTCTTTATCCAACCTCTCATTCTCTGCTTGTAGGCGGTTGATTAGGTCAAGTACATCTTGTGTGCCAATTAGGTGAGTACCGTCAGCATCCATATACACGAAACCTGCTGTTTTAAATTTAGATACATACCACTCCAAAGCCTTTACAATCTCGTTATCGGTTAGTTTTTTATCGGTCATATTATTCCTTACGCTCCTTTAACGCACCATAATTGCAATAATCAATTTGTATACTATTTTGTTTCCAAATGCCTACCACATATAGGACAAAATTTTATTGGTAAAGGTTTTCCTTTCCCTGCGTACAAATTCCAACCATTAAAATGGTCTTTACGCAAGTAAAATCGACCAAACATTTTTACATACCCTTCATTATCTTGGTGACAATAAGGACAAACTTCTTTGTTAGTTAGTTTTTTATCGGACATTATTGTTACGCTCCTTACAATTTTTTAATATATTTATCAGCTTATCTTTTATTTTCTGCACCTCTCAAAACTTTTTCTAACATTTCAATAATCGTGATACACCGAATTGTGCTTTGTCGTTTTTTAAGATAACTTAACGCTTCTTTTATGTTTTTAGTTTCAAGTATCTTTTCAAAAGGCATATTGCATAATCGCAAGTCAAGGTTGTTAATATCGGGCATTAGGTATCACTCCCATTTATTTGTTTTATTTTCTTGATAAACCTGTCTACCTGCCTCTCACAATATCCAATTTTTTCTGCTATCTGTGGTATGGTTAAGCCGTCTACATATTTTAACTTGGCTACTGTTTGTAAGGTGTCGTCTTTAAGAAGGTCAAATCTTATTTTATTAGGCATTGTTGTCATGCTCCTTTAATCTTTCTTTTAACTGTTCATTTTCAAGTTTAAGTTGTTGACTTTCTATTAACAGTCCAACAAGAGCTTGTTTAAGTTTAGGGTGTGCGTCTACAAAGGCTTTCCAATTTGTAAGTACTTTTAAAATATAAGTAGTATGGTCCACAGTATCATCTCCTTAAACAAAATAAGGGTGATAACTTATGTTACCACCCAATGTACTTTAACCGAAGGGATGCTCTTCAGTAGGCTCCTCTTCAGTAGTTTCAACGGGTGCTACAAAATCATACTGTAATGTAGTCTTAGGAGTACCGTCAGGACTTGCATAAGTTCTTTTAGACACCCACATGTTTACTTCCTTGTCCTCAAGAGTTTTGAGGAATTCAGTAACCTTTTTATAATCAGTAGTATCTTCTAACTGCTGACGAAGTTGGTCACAGAATATCTTAGCACCGATACCATAGAAGCGGTTGTCAACCTTACGGCCATTAACAAAGGTCATAGGTGCGAGAATGTAAGAAGCATCGTCACCGTTTTCTTTAGTATCAAGAACTATCTTTACTTTACCAAGGGTAACTTTGTGCTGTCCTACTGTGATGGGTGAGAAGTAAGCACCTCTCAAGAAATCTGATGTGTTGAAGTTGTTTGCCATTTTAATCAATCCTTTCTGATTTTAAATTTTATTTTTTTATTTACTGAACGGGTTGGCGTCCCGATTTCATTTGTTATTCATTTTCTTTTTTTTATTAATTGTAAGGCATTATAATACTGTCAGGATGAGCATCTTGCATGTCCTTACACTCTTGAAGGGAACCAATATGGTAGATTTCATAAGTGGTACTGTGTTGTAATTGATAAACACATTGTTCAACGGCAGGACCATCCCTCCATTGTAGGAACTCTTCTTCCCAAGCAAGGTAATTTTCCCACTCTTCATCTGTGGGTAAATTCTTTTTAGGGACGCAAGCTATCATCATGGAAACAAGCAGAGCAATTAGAATTGTAAATAAAATAATTTTTTTCATAATTAAAACTACCTTTCTTTTATAACAGATTTTAAAATTTTATTCAATATAAAAATATTGCCAACGACTATAAAAAAAAAGATGAGAGGTTTAAAACCCCTCACCCTCATCTTCGTAGATAGGTTCGAGGAAATCTCTGAACTCTACATTTAAACCGTAAGGACTGTCGGGTCCTTGCATATCCGTGATAGGTACCATCTTATTAGATGTTTCATCACCCTCAACTTCACGATGTTCTCTTAAATCGCACTCAGTGTCGTTGAATTGAGCGAACCAACTAGCGTCTCGAATTACTGCGTCTTCTGCAAGTCTTTGAAGAATTGCAGATTTAACTTTAACTCTACCAACTATATCCGAAAGACAGTTGTTATTAAAGCCTGTTTTTCTTAACTCTTCTTGAGAGTAATAAACAGGTTCACCGTGTAAATTGTACTCTTTAATGATATGTGCTGGTAAGGTGTACACCTGTTTTGTTGTAAGCTCAACCTCTTCAGGTACAAGTCCATAACAAACTCTAGCCCGAGCTATAAGCAGGTCTCGTTGTTTATCGTTAAGCTTTTTAATCCAAGCAGGAATTTCTCCGAAGTGATGTTTCCATTCTTCAATCTCTTTTTCTAGAATGTAATCTGCTCTAGCTATTAGCTTATCTTGAATGAACAACTGCTTACGGCGTTCGTTGTAATCTTGAAGCTCACTCCAGACCAAGCGATAATTGTCTTCAGAGAAATTATTGTACAACCAGTTAAGCTTACTTTTGAATTGTTCGTAACCAGGTTTCTTAACAAGCTCTACGAGTGGTGTATTAATTAACTCGTAGTGTTTTTTAAAGTCGTCTGACTTTTCAATTCTGAATGCAGACCATTTGAGTAACTGTTTGTTGCTGTAGGGAATTTTTGTTGTTAACATTTTTTAAACCTCCTAAAATTTTTAAATTCACTTGTAAAATATTTTCTTTTTTTTACTCTGCTATATGATAAGCATAGTCTGCAAAAGTTAGATAACCGTTTTGAAAAGCACTAATACTCTTAGCATTTTCAAGAACAGTTATTATGCTATCATTTGCATCATAGATAATAATCATATTTACCATTTTAAAATTCCTTTCTATTTTTATTAACAGCATTTCTTCTGCTGTCGCAAACGAAAGACACATTTGTCAAACAACAATATTGTCCCAAGGATGTAAGTTCTGGTCGACTAGGCTAAGTACAAGTGTGGCGAACTTACAGCATTGGTTGACAATATTAGTAGCGACCTTTGATTACAAAATTGTAGAGGATACTTTCTTTACAATTTTGTAATTATTGGAAGCGGTGCTTGACAAGTGTGTATCATAATAAGAACAGCAGAAGAAGGCAAGCGCCGAGCGTCCTAATGAAGAGCAGTGGCTTGGAACGACACGAGCGAAGCATACCGAATGCTTTAGCGAAGCGAATGTGTCGTAATGTTTGGAAGCTAGGGCACTAGTAGTGTGTTAGATAAAATGTGGCCCTAGTACGCCAAACATTTTATTGAGAATAATGAGGGGCCCCACGACATAGGCTGGAAAATTAGAAGGGACTTAGGTGGGGCTTAGGCGAGCGACCAAAGACAAGTGTCGATGTGGATAACTTAGTGGAAAATGTGGATAACTTAAGCACACGGTGGATAACTTGTGGATAACTTTGCTTACGATGAAAAAATGAATTTTTAAAAAGTTAAAATATTTTACATAAAAGTGTAAAGTGTAATGTATAATATATAATATAATAATATATAATAATATAATATAATATATATTTACACAAAAGTGTTAAATATTTATGTTTTGAGTATAAATAGATTTTACATTAGAATATATAATATAATATATAATATATAATATATATAATAAATATATAGGTTTACACAAATGTGTTAAATTTTTAAAGAAAATAAAAAATCCAAAATTCAAAACTAAATTCATAATAATAAAATAAAAACAAAAGAACTTCTCCAAATTGAGAAGCAAATTAACCGTAATAGATAAATAAATAGAGCGAACCGATAATTAAATTGTTATTATCAATATAAATTGTTTCATTATTTAGAGGTAGAGAATTTATTAACCGAAGTGGTGCGGTAGCACCGGGGTTTCAAAATAGTACCCCTAAGTTACGATAGTCACTCAGTCTCAGACTAAGCAACCTATAGAGCCAGTCAACTTACTTGACTCATAGTTGACTGACTCGAAGATTACTTACTCAGTGTCGTCTTCAGCACACAAAGGACAATACATAAATCCTTCGTCGTGTTCAATTAAAGCTTCTCCACACACAGGACAAGTCGGAGTTATATAAACATTATCTTTAATCATTATTACTTCACCTCCTTTTTACAAATAAACAATGCAAGCGATTCACCTGCGAACACATCTTTAATAATTTTAGAAACTATTTTCCAATCTCCCCCAGCTAACCCACAGCCTATACCATATGGAATAGCTACACTGTGTAAATTGTTTTGTACCATATATTTACACAATGTTCTGAAACATTTTTCAAGGGCATTATAGTTAGTGTGACAACTGTTAGTACCAATGTCTACTTGTGCAAATAAATTAGCAATATAGACTTTATTCGTCTTGAGTACTTGTATCTTACCTAACAAGCTGGCATCGGGACAATATTTTTTATAACGTGTGTACACCGTAGGGTACTTATCACGTATCTGTTTAGCAAGACCTGCTCCCATAAAGCCTCTACAATTAACTTGATGTGCAATCACATCACAATTCATAGTGAGTATATCACGTTTTACAACTGAAATCATTTTTACATTTTCCTTTCTTTACTTTAATCCTTCTTAGATAAATATTATTCTGGGGCTAAACAATCACCCCAGTGTCGATTAAGTGTTTGCGTTTGCTTTAATTCCACATGTGAGAATTATAAGCATTTTAATTTCCCCCTTTTTATAATCCCCTTTTTTATACTTCCAGATTTTTTCTCCTTCTTGCCCATCATCATCTGGGCGACAAAGGCATCTCGCTGTAAGTTCTACTCACGCCAAATGTCTTTCTGGATTCAGTCGCTTCATATTCGATTGCGGCTCAAATCAGATTGCGACCAGGTTCTTATTCGAGTGTCCGCGTTAGTGAATCATTGGAATCACCTCCTTATATAATTATTTGGATACTAAGCATCCAGTCGAACCTACCACCGAAGTGGCAGGCTCTCAGAATGTTTAGTTAATTAAACCTAAGTTTAATTGTATAAAGGCAATGATAGTGTTGTTAGGAATATCTCCAACTGTTGGAACAAACTGTGAGATAGTCTCCATATCGGTCTCTGCATCAGGAGCATAAGCTATATCTACTATATCGTTGTCAGGGTCATAAACCATACCAACTGTTTTAGTACCAAAGCTAACCTCTAGTACAGAGAGTTTACCTTCTTGGGTAAAGGTAGTATCATAACCTACTTGTCTCATGTCTAAACAAATTTGTTTCATACGTTCTTTCATAATTTTAATTCCTTTCTTTTTTGAAGCTAAGCTTCTTTTGTTTTTATTTTATTCTTTTTAGGCATCCAACTCCCTCTCCTTTCCAATAGGGGTTGGGTTTTAAATTGCCCTATCCAATAAGGGTACGACCTAATATATAATATATAACCCCTAGGGGTGAACTTAGTTTGGTTTATTAATAACAACACAAAACTTTTTCTAAAATAAAAATTACCGCCCCCTTGACCTTAATCCCAACTTCTGGTATAATGTCCTTAGTAAAACTAAGGAGGCATTATATGATTACTATTACAAACGTTCAAACTTGTGGCTGGGAACCTGCCCTCCGTGGTATGCGTAACCCCAAAGACTCTTGGGACCGGGCTGACTCTAAAGTATGGTTCGACCCCATGTTTAGCATAGAGGTAGACCTCGGGCCTAACGACCTGGCACTTACTAAGACTCTAGCTAACGCTGGACCCGTACACGCTAAGTACCGCCGTATGATTAAAGTCTATTGCGACATTACGGCTCCGCTTTATTGGTGGAAAGAATTCGACACATACAAAGTCGGTACCGTGGCTAACTCTTGCAGCACGATGCACACTATACATAAGCGCGACCTAACACTCGATGACTTTGCACACGAACACCTATCCCGGGTTAACGTTAATCTACTTAAAATGGTTATCCGCAACATCAACGCCGCTCGTAGAGAATTCGACAAAGCGCCTGACGCCCCAGAAGCTAAAGAAGCTTGGTGGCAAATGATTCAGCTTCTCCCCTCCTCATTCCTACAGAAACGTACAGTTGAAATGAACTATGAAGTTCTTGCAGGTATGTATCGCTGGAGACACAACCATAAACAGGACGAGTGGAGAGAGTTCTGCAACTTTATTGAACAACTTCCTTATGCAGATAAACTAATAATTACCACATTTTAACTTAGTTAAATTACTTATTTTTAAATAGATTATTAAAAATAATGCTTGACAAAGTTATCCATATATTTTATAATTAAAGAGCCGTAGGTCATTGGCGGTGCCTCTTTCTCCTGAAGGTGCCACTCTTTCCTCGTTTAGGGTGGCATCTGACAGGGGTAGTACATCGCACCAATATAACCTACGCGTACATATAAGGAGGTACAACCTATGTTTATTCACATTGATTCAGAAACAGGTTTGTCTTCAAACGAACACCTTAGTTTTGATGACGCACTACGCCTGTTAGGAACTGCGGCCCTTCACATAATGGAAGGTCTTGACAACTACGTTAAAGCTAACGATGCCGAAAACTACGAAAGCGTTCACGGAGCCATCTATGACAAGTTCAACATAATGGCAGGGAACATTCTTGATGCTTTCGATGCAACACGAAGCCCGGCTACAGACTTAACAGCTGAAGCAATACTTAGGGCAGAAAACGAAATCCTCGACGAACAGTTTCCGACGGAAGAGTTTGATGAGCCCATAGAGCTCGAAGTCACACCCACTGAGGTTTCCGAAGATGAGGAATCAGTAACTCAAAGCCCTGCGTAATGCGGGGCTTATGCATTATAGGAGGTAAACAATGGCAAAAGCTGTAGCAATAATTTTAGCAGCACTCTTTACCGTGTACCCTACACTTATGTTATTGCCGAGGTGATTGAATGAAACCACTAAGCTCAATACCGAAGCTGGAGTATAAGCCTAAGCGACAGCAAGCACAACAGCAGGTTGTCCGAGACTTCAGTCACTGTCCTCGTTGTGGAGCTAAGACTGAACCATCGAAGACTTACTTAGGAACTGACTCAGAGTTCTGGCGGGAGTGTACCAAGTGCAACACATACATAAACACGTATATCCCGCAAGACCATCAGGCTGCAGTACACGAAGACGCACATACCTTCGTAGGTAACTTCGGAGGTTACGGTTCAGGTAAAACAACTACAGACCGCCAAGAGTTTTATAAACACATGTTTATAACTCCGCACGGTAATACGCTTATAGGAGCAAACGTATCTTCACAGTACGAGCAGACTATTAAACGTGATATTGAAGCGGACTTACCAGTTGCGTTCTATGAAGACTACTCTGTACAAAAAGTTTATTATGACTTTAAGAACGGACATCGACTAATGTTTAGACCGTTAGATGACCAGGGTAAGCTGCGTTCATATAACCTTTCAATGTTCATCGTGGTCGAAGCATCCGAGGTCGATGCAGAAATCTTTGCACAGTTAAAGACTCGTCTACGTAACACGGCTGCTTCTAAGCAACTGGTTATTGATGGAGTACCACAGTTCCGTTTAACTAAGAACGGTGGACAGGTTCCTGTTTGGGAGCACAGCTGGCAAAAAGGTCTGGTAGAATCCAACCCGGACTCGGGCTGGATACGTAATGATGTGCTATTGGTTAGTGACCAAATTAATAAACACGGCAACGTGGATGACGTGTATGCTGTTCCGCTAGAGAACACAGACCCCGCGACGTCTTCACATATAACTGCGACAGATGCAAATGAATACCTACCGCCAGACCCGCAAACGTTCATAAGGAATATTTGTAAGAATAAACCTGACTGGTGGATTCGTAGATACACACAAGGTTCATTTTCCTATGCTGAAGGACTTGTGTACCCTAACGCTATGCGTTGCGTAGTAGACCCTTATGAAGTACCGAAGAACTGGTTACGTCTTATTGCGTTCGACTATGGTTTAAGTGATGACGCGCGTTATTTATATGCCGCTATCAACATGGAAAAAGGTATCGTGCATATTTACAAGGAACAGTCAGCCCACAATAAAAATATTGCTGAGCTTGCTGATATATATAAGGAAGGTACAAAGGATATACCAAGCGGCATGATTTATGGTCAGCCTATCATCGACCCGAAGTCAGGCCCGAAGCGAGACTATAACAAGAAGTCTTTGGCTGACTATTTCTTAGATTATGGTATAGCTTTCAAACCCGGTGTGGTGAGCCTCGACGCACGTATCTTCCGACTTAACACTTACATCGACCAAGGTTACTTGACTATTTCAAGTGATTGTCGATTGTTGATAAAAGAGTTGTCCGATTATAAGTATCCACCACACACGCTGGGTGAAACTAGACACTCGGATAAACCTGTAGATAAGAACAACCACAGCATCAACCCGCTTGAATGGATTGTTATGGAACTCCCTGCAAACCCGAAGAATATTCTGCAAGGTGTGTATAACAACCGTGGTATGCGTATTGATATTGAAGAAGCCGTACACAGGCCCTTCGTACCGTGGCAGTTCGCAGACAATAATAACCTAGCGGCAGCTGACCCAGACGCCGACTATGATTTTGGAGGTTTGTTTGAATGATAACAACTTTGATAATTTGTTTGACTGTAATCTTCTGCGTCGTATGGATTACACTCTGGATTAAACATATGGTGGTGCGCAACTTACCAATGTTTACATACGGAGAATGTGTTTGGAAAGATAAAAAAGATTCCGACGACGTATCCGACCCTGCACAACCCATCGGGTTTGCAGCACCAGAAGAGGAGTCTTCAGAAAAGAAATCTGATAAAGATATAAAAGAAGCTTTTATGAAAGACCCAATAACAATGACCGCAGCACTATTACGTGGGGAGGTAGACATAGATGACATCACAACCTGAAACTAAAAAACGCGGTAGACCTGCCAAAGATAAAAAGGAAGGTTGCCCTGTTGAATTAGCTACTCTAAAAAGAAACTACGACATAGCTTACAGCAACTACGGTAAGATACACCGTAAGATGAAACTGCTGGATGCTGCAGACCGTTCACGTTTGTGGCAGGCAATAAGTGCAAAGTTTCCTAAGTGGCAAATACAACCCGACAGTAACTGGGTCAGTTATATTAAGAGTAATCTCGTTGCTTCGATTTACACTGTAAAGAAAGGTGCAAGCCTTTTGCCTACTGGAGATGAAGACCGCGAGATTATTGAACATCTTAACATTGCGCTCGATTATATCTGGGACATGTCCGACGTAGGTTATTATCAAATGCAGGCTGGTTCAAACGCCGCATTGTTTAACTTAGGTGTAACACAGGTTGGTTGGGACCCGAACGCGCAAGGCGGCACAGGTAAGTCGTTCTATAAAGGTAACCTAGTGTTGTCTAACATCAGCCCACTCCATTATATGCGTGACCCATTTGCTAAAGACTTGGAACACGCTGCTTATGTAATTACTTTTGAAAAACTACACAAGACAGCAATTCTTGGTGACCCCCGTTACCATGATAGATTCAAAGACTACTTACAGCAGAAAATAGTCAATCAGTCTCTTGGCGCTGCAATGGGAGACCCTATAGTTCCATTGCATGATGTAAATGCAGAAAACTATAAGTCTGATGAAAATTATTATAAAGTAATTACTTACTTCACTAAATATAACGATGAAAACGGCGCTGTAAAGATTGCTGAGATTCACACCCTTGATAACGATTTAATCCTCTGGTATAAATCAGAGATTAAACCCAATCAGTTCCCGTTTGTAGAATTGTTCTGTAACCTTCCTGAAGGGGATGTAGTAGGTACAAGTGAGTGCGCTAAGATACTCAGTAATAACATTGCATACAACATGATAAACTCAATGTTGCTAACAGGTGTCTACAAGAACTACCACCCAACTAAATTTATCAGCTCGGGTTCCGGACTGAATATTGCTACATTTGCTAAGCTTGGTAATGAGCCAGACCGTGCATTCGTTGTTAATGGGGACGCTTCCAGAGCTGTACACTACCTGGCGCAGCCACAACCTTCAGCAGCGGAACTCAATGCCATTAGTATTCTTGCGGGGGACCTACAGAAAACTTCTGGTGTAGACGATAGATACACGGGCCGCGACACTGGTTCGGTGCTTACCACAGGCGGTGTTGAAGGTATGCTTGACCGTGTAACTGTAGTTGATACCCCTAAGATTGCAAACTACGAACGCTATACCAAACAACTTACACATCTCATACTTGCTAACTTTGTAGAGTTCTCTATGAAGCGCACTTACTTTAAGAAGGATGTTATTAAGAGTGCTTACGAAAGTTTTGAAGTAGACTATAAAGCTCTTGCCAGCGACACCGTGTTCCATTATGCAATCAACATTAGTTCAGAGCTTCCGAAGAATAAACAACGTATTGCTTCTATGGCAAATACTCTTATGGAAAAACAAATGCAGTATGCTCAGAACCAACAGGGTCCTGACCTCATTACCACCGAAGAGTGGTTACAGTTACAGGACATTCCGTTCAAAGAAATGATGTTGAAGCGTATGGGTATACAACGTATACAAGATGCAACAACCAAGTTTACTAAGGGATTGTTCGATTATGCTTCACTCGTTGCAGATGGTACAGACCCAAACGCCGCAGTAGGTATGGTCGGTGAAAATATCGCCGCTTCTGAAATAGGTAACGAAGAGCCTTATGAGATTCCTCCGATACAAGGCTTAGTGAGTGCAGCACAGGGTACGCAGGGTATGGAACAAACTACAACAGACCCGCTTGCAGCAATGCAGCAAGACCCGATTGCAGCATTACAACAGTCTGCACAAACCCCGGGTGCACAAGCTGGAATGCAGATTGACCCCGAAATTCTGGCAGCGCTGGGAAATATTCAATAAAATACTTGACAACTTTATAAGGCTGTGTTACAATAACCGTAGTAGGTGTATAGGTTCCACAGCCTTATAATTGTGTGTAGTGTCACACCACTGCTCCGTGTACTTCACCAATACACAACTGGAGGTTTTTATGGTAGATAACGATAATCAAATGACTATGGATGATTTCGATAAGCTGGTTGCAGAAAACCCGCCCGGAACTGTCCCGCCGCCCCAGGATGACACTCCTCCTGCGGCACAAGATGCTGATGCAAGTTCTACGTCAACAGCCTCGCCGTCACCTGATGCACAGACTCAAGTACATAGTGACCAGCAAACTGCTGACACAGGTGATACAGGCGCACAAGGCTCCGACACCCAGAAGCGTACAGCTAACGAGACTTTCGCAGCTATGCGTATTCAGAATCGTAAGATGACTGATGCGTTAGCCGCGGTCCTTCAACAGCACGGGCTCGACCCGAATTTAGCTAACAACCCTGATGCCTTGATAGCACAAGCAAAACAAGCTCGTATCGAGGAAGAAGCTAAAAGACAAAATGTTCCTACAGAATTACTTCAACGTCTTACTGACCTTGAAGCTAAAGACAGGGAAGCCCAACAAAAGCGTTTGTCAGATGCTGCTTTGGCTGGGTTCCAAGCTGTTAAGAATCAGTTCAATCTTACTAATCAAGATATTGCTGAGTTTGCAAGACAGTTGCAGAATGCAGGAACCAATCCATTTGAACAAGAGATGGACCTTGTTCACCATTATAAGCTGCATAACCTCGATAAGATTATCGCAGCCGAATCCCAGAAGGCTGTGGAAGAAGCTTTGAAGAATCAAAAATCTTCTACACAGTTTAGCACACAACCCTCTAAGACTCAGGGTAAAGAGTCTACAGGCACTGAGCAAATTGACACTATGGCTAAGTTTGATAGATTCCTTATGAATCTTAATTAAAATCTTTTTGTAAAGGTGGAAAAACAATATGCCTATGAACAACGCAGGCGCTGGTTTATTTGCAGCTACCTCAGCAGGCGGCGCTGCTAACTCCAGCATTTTTAACGCACTTAACCCCATGGCTGATATCGTTTCTTATGCAAACCTTATCAACTCTGTAGCATCTAACAACGGTGCTAAAGGCGGCGAGTTTGCACTTCGCCCCGAACTCTTCTACACTAAGCAGCTTCTTGAAACTATCCGTCTCGGCGCTGACCAGTATCCTTACTATAAGATTGCTGAAACATCTCCGATTCCGGATAAGTCTAAGAAACTCCAGCTGCGCAGATGGGCTCCTCTCCAGGCGCACACCACTCCTCTTGCAGAGGGTATTCCTCCCGTATCTGATAGGGGTTCGATGGAGACTTATGAAATCGAAACTTATGCATACGGACGTTATATGGAGTTTACCGATAGAGTTGACCTTGATGTTGTAGACCCTGTAATTGCTACATATACTAAAGAATATTCTGTAGTTGCAGTTGAGACTCTCGACTTGCTTGCACGTGAAGCTCTTATCTCTGTAGCTAACCAGGACTTCGCTAACCAGGCTAAGTCAATCAGAGCACTTACTCTTGAGACCGAAGCTGGTAACGACAATCGCAACGTGTTCGGTCCCGCTATCGAAGACCTCAGACTCATTGTTCTTTCTATGAAAAAAGCTCTTGTACGTCCTCGTCTTAACGGTAAGTTCACCGTAATCTGCTCACCTGAGTTTGTTTACGATATGATTACCGACCCCTATGTTGAGAAGTATATGAGATACAACAACACCACGAAACCTATGTATGAGAACAGCGCTCTTGTACCTATGTTTGATATGGAGTTTGCTGAATCTATGGCTACCCTCAACAGCGGCGAATACACTGACGAAAACGGTAAGCGTTGGCTCCGTCTGTTCCGTCATAACGGTACTGAGTTCGAGTATATCTCTGTACGTGAAGACTTCCAGGTTGGTGGTAAGAATATTCTTAATACAGCTGGTGGTTATGTTAAGGATAGCCGCACAGGCAAAGACGCTTCTTACTTCCCCGATGTACATCAGTGGAACATTGCTGGCTTCAATGCTGTTACAACTGGTACTGCTGCTGGTGTTACCGCAGGTACTTTGAGTGCTGCTGCTGGTGCTGGCTGTGACGCAACTGGTTATACTGTTATAGCTGCCGACACTGCGATGAGCGCTTCTGGTGATTGGAAAGAGCTCAAGATTCATCACTGTATTATCGTTGGTAAGGACGCTCTCATCCGTACTGGTATGAGCGGACAGGATAATGCACAGATGTATGTTAAGCCGAAGGGCTCTGCAGGTGTAATCGACCCGATTGACCAGAGACAGTCTGTTGGTTTCAAAATCAATTCTGTTGGTTTCGGTTCTGCTCGTCCTGAAGCTGTACACGACTATCAGTGTATTCCTTCAACTCTTAACATGTAATGTAGAATAATTTAATTTAAAGGAGAATGACCCATGGCATCTCGAAAAGATATTCAAGCAGATGTTGTGGAGCAGGTAACTGCTCCCACACCTGTTACTGAAGATGCAGATAAGCTGGACTTTGACGTCGTTGCACGTAAAGGTAACCAGACACTTCTGCAAAAAGACCACGCTCGTAAAGCTCTCGCAGAGGTATACAGGCGTGAACCCAAGAAGTCAGTTATGGTAGCCCCGATGTACGCCCCGTATTTTGGTAAGGTTATGCACATAATGATTAACGGAATCTCCATCGCAGTACCGTGCGACGGCAGACCTTATGACATCCCTGCAACTTTTGCAGGTGAAGTCTTCCGTAGAATTAATGCTATCAACGACCAGCAGAGTAAAGCAAAGCGTTACTCAGATGTTAACTCTAACATTGAGGGTGCTCCTGGAGAATTGGCTTTGTTCTAAATCAATGGGAGGGCAACACAGCCCTCCCTATTATTTTTACAAACAGAGGTGACAAACATGTTAATCTCAACCTTAGTTCAGAATATTAACTCACAGCTAGCAGGTGAGCTGTTAAGCATTGGAGAGCTGGCCGTGTTTGTAGATAAAGCTATAGATGACATCAACACTCGGCTCAATACAAAGTTTCCTGTATTAACAGACGTTATTACTGTTGCACAGACAAACGGCTCTAAATCTTTTGAATACACCGCTATTCCTGACAAATATCTTAGAACAGTGGTTGTACCTGGTGCTGTGTTTAAATACTATACTACAGACGAAGAAGGTGCTGCTGTTGCACCGAAGTATGAAGAAGAATATCTTAAAGGGCTGTTTTATATGGAACGTGACTATTTAAACTGTGTTCCTAAAGAGTACCAGGAAACCTTAGACCAAGGCTGGGTAGATGGTAATGGTCTTTTAGAAAAAGATGAATACAATGTTAGGGGAGGTTTCACAATAGATGGCTCAGTCTTCCAATTATAAACAATACGGACGCACAACCAGAGTGCTTACAGAAGAATCTGGTTTTGCTGGTGGTATGCTTTGGACGGGGAACAATATTGATGAAACTCATTTAAAAGCCATAGTCAACTGTGACTATGATGACACCACCGGTTATTTAAAAGCTAGAGACCCTTTCACATGTTCAGATACTTTCCCGGATGCAACTAAACCTATTGCAGTGAATATGGATGGATGTAGCCTATTAGGTACATATAGCATCTGTGCCTTTGATAAAGATGACACAACTCTTGAGGCAGGACAGTTATACATCTTTACAAACACAAGACAACAAAGCTTTGATACAATGAAAGAATGTGTCGCTTCTTCTTTAACATGTATCTACTACGTACACGGTGAGTGGTACTTGTGTGAACTAGACGTAAACGAAGATGTTACCCTATTAAACACAGTTCCCACCAATATATTGCTTAACTACGAAAACCAACTATTTGGTTTAGGTCGTATTGAAGATAACAGCGGTGCTTGGTTAAACGTGTACCGTGTTGAACAACGTGTAGAAAATGAAACAATAATTTACACTTTTAAGCAGCAGTCTCACGAAGACTACGTGCAGCCTAAGATAGACTCTGTAAACCTAATGGAAGCTTGTGTAACAGGCTTTAATGCAGCACGCGGTAAAGCTACTTTTGAGTATGGCAGTGTTGATGCCGGAAAAGACGCACAGCCTCACATACTTGGAGTGTACTTTACCGAGGCAAGTGATGATGATAAAGACCTCGGAAACATAATCGTTAGCCCACGAGTAGGACAAAACGTTTGTATACACGTGCCTATCGCCCACGATAAGAGTGTCTCAGGTGCGGAGTACTATCTCGCTTTGTTTCAGTTAAAAGAAAACGGAGACTCCACAACACAGCAACTAGACAGTGCCTGGAAGTGTGTGGAATTGGGTGAATCTACTAACGGTGAATTCTTATTCTATTTTCAATTTAATAATAAGAAGAACACCCTCGGTTTCACACTTTATAAAACCCGCCCCGCCACAGAACCAGAGGCATACGCATCAGATGCAGTGGATTATTTATTACCTTATGTTGTAACAACGAACGATATGAACAGCAACCTTAAACTTAAGAGTTATGATTTATCAAGCGTATCGGGCTCGTGTGTTTGGAAGAATCGCATGTGTGTGTGGGGAGTACAACACAACAATAATACTCTTCTCCTATCAGAAGTAGACAACTTTTATTACTACCCTGTACCTAACAATGTGGCTTTGTTTGATACAAACGTCATCAGCTGTATACCTTATAAAGACACCCTGCTTGTGTTTACTGCTAATAAAATATATCGTATAGCAGAAAACAATGACGGCTCTTTCATACAATCTGTGGTTCAGAACGATATGCCGTTGACTCAATCAGACGCAGCTTATTTAACTGCTATAAAAAATATGGTGCTGTTTAAATCCGGAAACTATTTTTATATGATAGTGCCTAAGTCACAATCACTTACAGATGAATTGAGTGTAGCCCCTATATATAAAAATATTGCAGGTTTCCTAAATACACTTGACAAAAGTGTGCTAGAAGTGTTACAATTATTATATCCAGAGTACTTGTTTAATGAGTGTAATACAAGTGCACCAACAGCTGCTTACTCTGAACAAGATACTGTACACATCTTGTACGACGTATATACGAACGTCTCTGTTAAAGACAGTTCCAAAGCAGAGTCACGTACGTTTAAATTATTTTTAAATTATAACACAAACTTACGTGCGTGGACAATGTACATAGAAGATACTACAACAGCTTCATTAGAAATTGCTTCGCTTACTTCTGAAAGAATAATGTCTTTCGTAAGAGTGTATTCTGAGTTAGGCGTTTATAAATTTGATATTGTTACACAAAGTAGTGACGCAGGAGCGTTTAGCAAATTTAGAATGATGCTCGATACAGGTTACCGCACATTGTCTACTGCTATGCAAAAACGATTCAGAGAAATACAACTGCGAATCCATAATGATAAAGAATCTATTACTTCATTTGGCACAGCGTTCTTAGTAGATGGTATGTGGAGGCGCAACTATAGTAAATTACAAGAAACTGTTCTTGAAAATAATATGGTTGGCCTTATGCCAGTTATGGATTTAAATACTTTTGTAACAGAGCTATCTATGCCTGTGCAGACAGACGGACAAGTCAAAAAAGACTCGGGCTCCGATGCAATAGAGCTCAACTCATGGACTTTAGACTTTTCCCATTTTAAAAGAGAAGCACCTACAACAGTTAGAATACCTGTGTCTGGCAAGGGATTTAGCCCACGGTTTATACTTATGGCACCCGATGCAATAGGTCTTACTATAAATGAAATAAATTGGGTGTACCGTTTAATGTATGGAAGGTGATACTATGGAAAATAATTCTATGTATTATAAAAGTAATGCTATAAGCCTAGATGTACTAAGCGTATTAGATGTTGTTGAGGACGGTAAAGTCGTCTCTGCAAAAACGTGGAAGCACCTGTGGGATTTAGTATTTAACAGTATTAATGGTGTCGACGAATGTTGTATAACTATAAAAACAATGTTCGAGAATGTACAGCAAACTGTAGATGCTTTGTGTAGAACTAGCGCTGAACTTTCACAGAAGTATGAGGCTTTGTCAAAAGACCTTATACACTACGGTGAAGACGCGCCCACTAATAAAGACATTCATATATGGATAAAGCCGCTTAAAAGTGAAGCGTACGTACACCTTGTAACACATGCAGAGCTTGAAACCGAACTAACAAAAGCTGCAAGTAAAACGGCAGCCGCTATTAAAAAAACCCGGGACGAGATTATTTCTGAAATTGAAGAAGATTTTGTAAATCACGCAGAGCATGTTTCTTACGACAATTCTAAAAGCGGTTTAGAGTCAGAAAATATTCAGGATGCCATTGATGAACTTGCTATGAAAACCGAAAACACGGTAAGCATAGACAGTTGGCAGGGCGTGCAGCGAATTGTAGATATGGGATTAGCCTATAAAGCTTTTAAAATCGGTGATGTACTGAGGTGTAATCACAGTATATACGGTGAGCTTTCTTGGGATGTAGTTGATGCTACTACTGAAAGATTAAGCCTTTGTGCTAGTAAAATAATCGACACCTTAGAGTTTGATGCACGAGAAGCACTTTATTATGCTGAAAATGGTTTAACGGCAGGTGTATATTGGTTCTCACTCAATGTTAGACCTTGGTACCCCGATGATTCAAATAAATCCTTCTTATTTACGCTCAATAACGATGTCCCTGTAGGAGGACACCTTGTACTTGATGTAGCACATAATGCCCCTTTAAATGGCTCAAATGTAATAGTTTATGCCGATGCAAATTCCACTGAAACATTGGAAACTGCTCCTATAACGGAAGGAATAGGTCTTACATTCTTAGGCTATGCAGATGGCTCTACTAAAAATCTTAATCATATAATAAGAGCAATTTTGGGTTCAAACAGTTATAAGGAGTCTGCCATCAGACAATGGTTAAATAACGACGGAGAAGTAGGAAATGCTTGGACTCCACAAACGATATTTGATAGACCATCTTACGGTGCTGTTAGACGACCAGGTTTCCTCAATGGCTTAGATAAGGACTTTTTAGAAGTTATTAGTTATGCTGAATACGATACTTTCCAATATGGTGGAGGCGTTACTGGGAGAGAGACATTAATAGACAGGTTTATGTTACCTTCTCGTTCTGAAATTTATGCAGGTGCTGTAGGTAGTAACTCTTCAAACATAGAAGGAGAGCCATTCCCGTACTTTAGTCAGTTCTCTGACCACAGTAGTCCAAGTGTTAATGCAGATACCAACCGAGTTAAAATACGTTTAAAAGATAATAAGGCAGTCGTGTGGTGGACACGCACACCAAATGTGTACTCTCAATATATGGTACACACAATTTTAACAAGCGGTAAATTATCTGATGGCAATGATGCAGTAAACGCTTGGGGTGTTGTTCCTGTTTGTCATATCATTAAGAAGACTGGAGGTAATGCTGATGTTTAGACATTTATCTGATAGAGCACAAAATGTTCGTAACCTTAAAAACACAGAGATACTACTTGCTCGTCAGAACAGTGTAGAGCTTGCGACTTCGGTAGCTTTTGTTACTTTGGCTGAGAATGGTTCTATTGACGAAGTTACAGCTACCGAACATACCGACCTCTTCACTCCTTGGGTAAGCGGTGTAGCGTATACTGCTGGAGCATTGAGACAACACAACGGTGAGTTGTATCGTTGCGTGCAGGCTCATACATCACAAGATGACTGGACACCTGATGTTGCTGCTTCTTTGTGGCGCAAGGTTGGAAATCCTGCTGAAGAATATCCCGCTTGGTCGCAGCCTATCGGTGCACACGATGCGTATGCTGCAGGAGACAAGGTTACTCATAATGGCAAGAAGTGGGTTTCTACCTGCGATGCAAATGTGTGGGAACCCGGTGTTTATGGGTGGGAAGAAGCCACCGAACAGGAGGTGTAACCGATGATAGAAATTGTTGCCCTTGTTTTTAGTGCCCTATTTGGTGTCGGTGGTTTAGTATTTGGTATTATCACAGCAGTACGAAATAAAAAGACTGATGACACTAAAGAAGCCAAAGAGGACGGAATTATCCTCACAGAATTAGGCTACATAAAATCGGGTGTTGATGATATTAAACACAAACAAGCAGAACAAGAAAAACAAAATCTTGCGTTTGTTAGAGAACTCACAGCCGTTGAAGAATCAGCAAAACAAGCTCACAAGCGTATTGATAAACTTGAAAAATATCATTCGCCAAATTAAAAATATAAAGTTAAAGGAGAATTGTTATGGAATTTTTAAATGATTATTTGGTACTTATAGTAGTAGGCGTTTGCTTATGTATTGGATATGTTATTAAGCATCTCATCCCCGCAGATGCAGTAAACAAATTTATTCCGCTTATTATGGCGGCCCTTGGTGTTGGCTTAAATGTGTGGCTTAACTTTGCATTTACACCTGAAGTACTTTTAGGCGGTCTTGTATCAGGACTTGCTTCGACGGGTCTGCATCAGTTATTCAAACAGTTTATCGAAAGGAACGAATAATTATGTTTAAAATTGCATTGAACGCAGGACACGGTTTAAACACCGCAGGAAAACGCTGTTCAAAATCTCTTGATAAAAACCAAACAAGAGAGTGGTGGCTGAATGACCGCATTTGTGACAAGATTGAACAAAAGTTAAAGGCTTATGATGGATATTCCTTAATAAGACTTGATGATACCACAGGCAAGACCGATGTTGCACTTAAAACAAGAACGGATAACGCTAATAAATTTGGTGCAGATTTTTATCTTTCTATTCACCATAATGCAGGTATTTTGGGTGGTAAAGGTGGCGGTGTAGTTGCAATTACATATACAAAGGTAGATAAGACAACACTTGAGTGGCAGAAGGCTTTATACGATTCCATAATTAAGCACACAGGCTTAAAGGGCAATAGAGCCACACCCCTTGCTAAACAGAATTTGCATGAATGCAGAGAGAGTGTAATGCCTTGTGTATTGCTTGAATGTGGCTTTATGGATAGCAAGACCGATGTGCCGATTATCTTAACCGATGATTTTGCTGACAAGGTCGCAACTGCTTGTGTTGAAGTTCTTGTTGCAAAAGGCAAGCTGACCAAGAAGCCTGCTGTTACAGAAACAAAACCCGCTGGCAAACTTTATAGAGTTCAGGTCGGTGCTTTTTCAAAACTTGCGAACGCTGAAAAACTTCAAAAAGAATTGAATAGCAAGGGTTATAGCGCTATTATCGTTTAAATGGCCTAAGATATGGAATAAATATTGACAAATCTCCTAATTCGGTGTAAAATATTATTAGAATATTCAAACCGATTAGGAGGTTTTTATTTATGGCAGATGCACATTTATTACACTATAAAGCGCCGGACGGCACTTGGGTAGCCATCCCCTATAGCGTCCTAAACATATACGACGTATATGTAAAATATTGTAATGATAACAACATCACTCCGGTTGATGAAACTACTTATTACAGTACCTTGGGCAACCTTGCCGAGTATGTAACAAAGCTAGAAGGTATATTAGGTAACCTTGGAAATCTTCAAGAGTTAGTTAACAGCTTACACCAAGGTATTCTTCCGACAACACTAGGAGGCACGGGCAAATCTTTTGCAGACTATAATAAGCTTATAGATAACCTTAAAACAGAGTTGTCACAAAGCACAACACTTGCCGACATTGCTGCGCTTAAAATGAGTGTTTCTAATTTAGATACTAATAAGCTTTCAAAAAACGTTGTGGCGTATGGTAATAATGAACCAGCAGCATTGGGCTTAGCCAACAGCGTTACATATTTCTTTCAATTTTAAAGATAGGATAGGTGATATATATGGCTACGACACTGAAACCCACAGTTTATACACAAACTTCTACAAGCCATTACGAAGTAGGGCTCATAGTTGAGTTCTCTGATAGAGATGAAAACCACGCAATGTGTTCTGTAGAAGTTACACCTTGTTTACGTAACACTGATGCTTCCAGCTCACGCTACCCGCGCTACCGGCATGACTGGACTGTGTCGTTTGCAGAAGAGCACAGTCTTGTTAAAAAATATTCGTGTGTCTTACCAGACGATAACTCTGAAGCAGGTGTGGTAAGCGCAGGATGGTTAGGAATGATAAAAGATAGGTGGTACCGTTGGGGACCTACATATACTTTTACATTTAGGAACGACGGACAAAAGCATTATGTTGGCGTATATTTAGAATGTACGGAAACTATTCCTAAACAGTGTCCAGCACAAGGCAAATGGCTCGAGTATAGTTTTAATACTGCAACTTATAAAATAGCAGCGGAGACACCCAAAAACGTTAGACACCGTTTTAGCGAATCACGTATTTTAACATATATGTGGGACCGTCCAGAGGGAACGCAGTATACTGTGATTGATAGAACTATGCTCAAAGCAGACGGTACAACGATACCTAAAGCACGCTTTCCCTATGAAATAAGAATAGTTGATTACTCAGCATCAGAGGAGATTCCTATTGACGTTGTGCGTGTAGACTATGAAGTATACCACGTGAGTGCCACAGGACACAAAGGTACCGTTGTTAAAAAGAGTGCTGATACCCCATCAGACTGTAAAGTTTGGGTAAAGGTAAATGGCGTTTGGAAGAAAGCCGTACCTTGGGTAAAGGTAAATGGCGTTTGGAAGAAAGCAACTAAATCTTATGTAAAAGTGAACGGCGCGTGGGAGCGCACGATAATGTAAAGCGGCAGAGGTGTTAGACATGAGTTATAGAAGTGAACGTACAGGCGGTATACTTAACCTAGCAATAGACCAAGACAGTCTCACAGTATTTTGTAAGGCTTTAACGGGCAGCGACGCAGATGCTAGCGACGCTAACATATTTAGCGACAACAATAAAATAACTTTAAATAGTAAAAACTATTTATTAAAAAATACACAAGAAGCAAATCTATATAATTTGTGTGACGTCGTTGCAGCCGCTGTAGACGCAGGATATGAATACACTGCTATTGACAATGCGCTAAAAGAAGCTTACGTACAGACAGAGGCTGCTTATAACCTAATAAAGACAGATGAAACACACGACGTTACCCCGCTC